CTGATAATCAAATAGTTATATCAAGTTAAAGACAATATTTTTATAAGTTTATAATTTGCTTTAAAGTCAAAAATAAAGTAACTTTACATTGTAATTAAAAGATAATCAGTTAGTTATGAAAAAAGAATTTGTATTAACACTTTGGGTTTTGTCATTTATTGCAATGGTTGTATTGGCAGATCCATATAAGATTTCATTTTGGATTTCATTTGGGTTATTTGGATATTTCTCAGTGTATATCGAAAAGCATAATAAAAGGTTTGAGCATGAAGATGAGTAAATATCCGTATGTAATCCAGGAAATCACCCTGATAACGTATAGTGGAAGAAAACTACATCTTACAATTGTGGAGAAGGAGATTATAGATATTCCTATCAGATTGACGAAAAACAAAATACTCGATGCTTTTGCTTCAATGAAAGACAAACCGGTCGATGTAAAACTAAAAGTGAAGTACATATAAGAGCGTACATAAGGGCAATGAAAACAAAAGAAGAATTATTAGCAATGAGTCATGAAGACTTGGCTTCACTTACATATAAAATAATGTATGAGCAATGTCTTCTTGAAAATAAGGAAAAAGAAAACAAAAGATTAAGAGAAATACTTGACACTATTGGTGTTACGTATGAAACATTCAAATCAGAATTCCATGAATGATGAATTACTGCAATTAGAAGCCGAGTTGAAAAAGGTGGAATCTAGTAACCTTGAATATCTTCCTGAATATGGATATTCAAGGAAAGAGGAAATAATCCAGCTTATCAAAGAGGATATATCTGATGTCAAAAAAGAAATCAATAAAAGACTAAAGTTATACTCTTCAGGTATTTCATCAGGATATACAGAGAAAAGCTTAGAAGAAGAGAGAACTAACCTTTGTCTAATGCAGGGGTTGGCGAGATATTGTTAAACTTTAAAATATTAGAGCAATGGAAGAAAACAAATTAACAAAACAGGAAAATGATGCATTGGCAATGTTTGGTAAAGGCAAAACCATTTATCAAGTTGCAGGTAACGACGTGGCATTATCATTTGATATTGTACGTAACTATTTGACTAAAGGTAATGGGCAGGTATCTGATCAAGATATTGTTCAGTTTATTAGTATTTGTAAATTCAACCAGCTTAATCCATTCTTGAACGAAGCATTTCTTGTTAAGTTCGGACAACAGCCGGCACAGATGATTGTCAGCAAGGAAGCGTTTTTCAAACGTGCTGACGCTAGTGAACAATACGAAGGCTTCAAAGCGGGCATCATTATTATTAGAGATAACCAGATTGTAGAGGTAGAAGGCTGTTTTTATAATGAAAAGACAGATGTACTTGTAGGGGGATGGTGTGAAGTTTACCGATCTGACCGCAAATTTCCGATTGTAGCGAAAGTTAATCTTTCCGAATATGACAAAAAGCAATCTATATGGAATGAAAAAAAATCCACTATGATTTCCAAGATAGCCAAAGTCCAAGCATTGCGTGAAGCTTTCCCGGCCCAACTAGGTGCAATGTATACACAAGAAGAGCAAGAAGTTAAATTTACCGAATATGAAGATGTCACAGACAAAGAAGATAAGGGTAAAAAAATAGCAGAAATTGCTGCTAAGGCCGCAGGAGTGGAAGAGCAACCTAAACCGGAACAACCGGTAAATCAGTCTCAAAATAATACAAGTAATAAACCGGTTCAAAAAACATTATTATAATGGAAATATTAGAAGGTAACGGTCAGCATTCTCTTTCATGGTTTAGACAACGCATAGGCAAAATTAGTGGTTCAAATGTCGGATTACTTATGAAAAGCAGCAGAAACGGCATATTTAGTGATACTGCTAAAAGTTATATTTTTCAAGTTGCGGCAGAGCGAGCTATGAATCCTGAAATAGTAAATGATGATATTGCATTTACAGAATACTTATCTGCTGTAAATGTAGAAAGTAAAGCTATGCGTTTTGGAACAGAGCAAGAGGCAAATGCACGTGATTTGTATTCTAAGTTAACGGGAAGGCATATTGTAGAAGTGGGGTCGTGTAAGCACCCCACTATCCCTAACTTTGCAAGTAGTCCTGATGGCTTCTTTTATGATGAAGAATTGGGAGAACGGGCATGTATTGAGATAAAATGCCCTTCCCAAAATACTTTCATGAAGTATAAAAGTGAAGTATACGACAATGACTCTTTGCTTCAAATAAAATATGAATACTTTTATCAGTGTATGGCTCACATGATGTGTTGTAATGCAAACTGGACTGATTTTGTTGTATATAATCCTTTTCAAATAGATCCTATTCACATTGTTCGTATACTACCAGACGAAAAGGTCTTTGCAGAAATGGAGAAGCGTATTAGAATGGCGGACGATATTATTAACCAAATAGCGGATATAGAATAATGGGCGATTCATTGATAAAAGAAACTCAACTCCAGCGTATTATACGAAAAACAGGTAGAAAACCATGTGAATGCAAATGTTCATTATGCAAAATGCAATGCCATACTCCTTGTTTAGGAACCCCGCAAGATATTGAGAAATTGATAGATGCGGGTTATTCAGACCGGTTACTCCCCACTCTTTGGGGAGCCGGAATGATAATGGGGGTTATTGATTTCCCAGTTCCTATGATCCAAATTGCATCGGGCGATGATTATTGTTCTTTCTTCCATAATGGTTTATGTGAACTTCACGACAAAGGATTGAAGCCTACCGAAGGGCGTTTGTCGCATCATTCTACACGCATTGACAATTTCAAAGTATCTAAAAGTATAGCTTGGAATGTCGCGAAGGAATGGCTTTCAGTAGATAATGCAGAGGTGATAGAACGTATTGTTAATAAACTAAATAAAAAATAGAGCAATGGAAACACAATTAGCAATTCAAGAAAGCGACCTAGAACTGGTCGTGAGTGAAAAGACGTTAGGTAGCCTTACTACCAATGCAAAGCAAATCCGAGATATTGTAATGGCGAATTTGCCGAAGTATGATATATCCAACTACACGGATGACAATATTGATCAGGCAAAGAGAGATAAAGCCTCTCTCAACAAAGCTGCAAAAGCTCTCAACTCCAAACGCCTTGAAATAGAGAAGGAGTTTATGAAACCTTTTGGAGAATTCAAGGAGGTAGTAAACGAAACGGTGAAACTCATTGGTGAATGCTCCGCTAAGATTGATACTGTAGTCAAGCAGAATGAGCAGCAATACAAGGACAAGAAGAAAGCCACCATTAAGACCTATTTTGATGGCATGAACACTAATCTCGTAGACTTTAACAAGGTGTTCAAACTGGAATGGCTAAACAAGACTACAAGCATGAAGTCTGTTTGCTCTGATATTGACGTTATATTTGCTAAGGTTGAAAACGAGCTATCTACGCTAAAAGGCTTTGGTGAAGATTATGATGTGCTTCGTACCTATTATATGGATATACTTAACATCACATCCACCATCCAATATGCCAACCGACTTAAAGAACAACGAGAGCGAGCTAAGGCAGCGGAAGAAGCTAAGATTAAAGCGGAACAAGAAAAGCAACAAGCAGAAGAAGCTCGTAAAGTTGTTGAAGTAGAACAAGTCAAATCACGTCCGATCAATCCATTTGCAATGGCAAATCAAAAAGCTGACGAACAAGTACCTTTTAGTCAATCCATATCGCAACAACCTGAATTATTAACGAGAGCATTCAAGGTTACCACTACTCGTGAAAACATCATTGCTCTTGGTGATTTTATGAATTCAAAAGGTATTGATTTTGACAAAATAGAATTAGCATGAGTGAAACTGGAAAAGAATACGGACAATTTGTAAAACAGAGAAGAGAAGAACGTTATAGTCAATTTGTTAATACAATCCTTCCTGCTATCAAATCTTTAGGATACGATGTTATTCAGCGAAATGATTTTGGATTCGAATTTATTGTGTCTAAGAAAGGATTTGGATGGGTTATATTTTATCCCAAAGGTGATAGATTATTATTGTGTAAGCAAAACAAATGGCTATATGGTGGCTTTTCCTGGATTCGCAAACATATACTTAAAAGCAATGGAAGTATGCAAAACAGATGTTCAGACCATTATTCGGCTCCTTGACAAGAGTGCAGAGTTAATTGATAAATATTGTAAGAAGCCTTGCGAATTTGATAAAGCAAGACAAGCTAAAAAACTAAGTAAAAAATTAAAAAAGAAAATATACAATGGAAAAGAATGAAATTTTAAATAGCGACTGGGCTGTCCGCCGCAATGCCGCCGGCAATCCCAACACTCCGGTCGATACCCTTGTCGAACTGTCGAAAGATAGCGACTGGGCTGTCCGCCGCAATGCCGCCGGCAATCCCAACACTCCGGTCGATACCCTTGTCGAACTGTCGAAAGATAGCGACTGGGCTGTCCGCCGCAATGCCGCCGGCAATCCCAACACTCCGGTCGATACCCTTGTCGAACTGTCGAAAGATAGCCACTGTGATGTCCGCCGCAGTGCCGCTGGCAATCCCAACACCCCGGGGTATACGCCATCCGATGAAGAGTTCATAATCACAGAGACCTATGTAGTCATCAAGGGTACAAATCATTTATGGTACAAGCATAATTACCCAAACGTTGCTCCGTTTTATACATGCGGTTGTTTCTGCGGTTCTCGTGAGCAACTGATTTCAAGAATTTACTCAATTGATAATCTTTCCATCGATCCTGCTGTAAGAATGAGGATTTTGAACGTTTTAGACCGTAAATTTGAAGAAATATTCGGAAGATGATTTATTGCTAACAGAGCTCTTGTTAATCCTTGAAAAACAGGGATTAACGTAAAACAAAATAGATATGAAAAAGATAGTTGGAAAAATACATATTTATAAGGTATTACCACCTTATAAGAATTGGTATAGCATCATGACTGATGATGGGTTAAATCGTAGTAATATCATAGTTGTTGGCAAAAAGCAATTATTGAAAGTCGCTTTAGCATTAATTATCATGGTGCTATTTAATAAAGGGGCTATTTTGAACAAATTCAAAACAAAATCAAGAAATGAATAAGATTAAGATAAAAGGATTATCCGATAAACGGTATGCAATGTCTGAATTGGTTGCCGATGCTTATCGGCTCAATTCTAACAAAATCTCCATTTTGGCTGCAACTGTTGAACTTTTAGCAAAAGGTACTCAACATCAAAAGGATGCAGAAGAGATTATAAAAGGGTGTTATCCACAATATTACAATGATTAGTAACAGTCAGAAACGGAATATTATAACTTTGGTCCCTTTTCAAATCTTGCAGAACAAGCGGTAAAACGGTCTGACGCACTTCTGAATGAGTTGTCAACGAATAAATAATCAAAACAAAGTGATGAAGAAAAGAAATACAAAAAAAGGAGAGTTTATATGTCGTAGACAAAAGCCCTCTGATAAGTCTTTTTCTCTCAAAGAATGCTACCGGCTTAACGGCTGGAAATATGAAGAACCTGGGAAGAGAAAAAATAACCTCAAATATTAATAATTTAATTTTTTTACATTATGAATGAAATTTATTGGATGACCGTAGTTGGTAACCTGTCCACTGCGTTTATGGTCGTATGGATTGTAGCTTTGATAGTTATCGTTACCATGCTGTTTGCTCTGCTGGTAACGGAAGGTGATATGATAGAAGATGAGGGTGGAAAACACAATTTTTTTAAATGGTTGAAACGCTTTGTTGTCTGTGGTGTAATAGCAGCGATGGCGAGTATTTTCATTCCATCGACTAAAGAAATGCTTCTTATCTATGGTGTCGGTGGCACGATTGACTATATCAAGACGAATGATACGGCAAAGCAGCTTCCGGACAAGTGTATCAAAGCGCTTGACCGTTTTGCAGATAAATATATTGACGAACCTGAAAAAGACAAATAATTATGGGAATGCACACATGGTTTGAATGTAAAATCCGTTACGAGAAAGTAATGGAAAACGGAATGCAGAAGAAAGTGACGGAACCTTATCTGGTAGATGCACTCAGCTTTACAGAAGCAGAAGCACGTATTATCGAGGAGATGACTCCATTTATAACAGGAGAATTTACAGTATCGGACATTAAACGTGCCAACTATAGCGAACTTTTCCCCAGTGACGAAGAAAGTGCCGACCGCTGGTTTAAGTGCAAACTGATCTTTATCACCCTTGACGAAAAAAGCGGTGCAGAGAAGAAGACTTCCACACAAGTATTGGTACAAGCTGCCGACTTGCGTGACGCAGTGAAGAAGTTGGATGAAGGCATGAAAGGGACCATGGCAGATTATCAGATCGGTATGGTAGCTGAAACTCCGATTGTTGATGTATTCCCTTATGAAGCCAAAGAAGAAAGTAATGCAACAGAAGATAAAGAAGTTGTTCGCTTTATTAATAAGTTCCCTGAAGGGCAATGTACCGAAACCACTGTAGGTGGCAAACCGGTTATTGTTGATAAAACTGGTGGTAAAACAAAAGTAATCCCTAATAATAAATCAGATACTAATGAAGGAGATCAATAGTGAAGAATATTTGCCAGATTGGGCGATAATTGAAGACTAGTTTAAAAGAGAGGAACGATGAGTGTTATTTGTTCCTCTCTATGTGATAAGCTATCTACTACAAATTAACTACAATACAGAAATGAGCCTTGGGAGGCTCTATAAAACCCAATATTAGAAATTATGAATAAATTTGGAATTCTGGCGGCTATCATATTTGCCGCAATTGTTGCAGGATGTTTTGTTGCTATCCCTTATTATAACGTTTGGCAACAAGAAATGTCTGGAAAGGCAGAATTTGCTAAAGCTGAACAAAACCGTAAAATAAAGATTGAAGAAGCTAAAGCTAATCTGGAAGCTGAAAAGCTGAACGCTCAAGCGGAAATCGAACGCGCCAAAGGTGCTGCCGAAGCGATTAAAATTGAGAATGGAAGTATTACCCCTGCATATATTCAATATTTGTGGGTGCGTCAGCAAAGCAATCTGAATGATAAAACTGTGATATACATACCAACGGAAACAAACCTTCCAGTTTTGGAAGCGTCTAGAAATAAATAATAGCCAAAGTTAAAATATATGGCAACGAATTTAATCTTATCTAAAGAGAGTAGCGAAAGCGAAATCAAGCGTTACTTTAACGCAGTTCTTGAACTGTCAAAATCTGACAATGAGTTTCCAATCAATCTCGATGAAGTTTGGATGTTGGTTTATCCAAGAAAAGACCATGCCGTTAGAGAGTTGATATATGGTAGTCAGTTCATTGAAGGTGTTGATTATCAAGTTTTCCCCATTTTTGGGGGAAACCCCAAAGGCGGTAGACCGACAAATGAATACAAACTTACAGTTTCCTGCATGGAATTCTTTATCGCTCGCAAGGTCAGACCGGTATTTGAGGTTTATCGCCAAGTATTCCACCAAAGCGTCCGGAAAGTAATCGAAAACCAGAACAAACCCAAACGTGAACCATCACTAACAACTAAAGTCCGTGTTGGTCTTGAATGGGTAAAAGGTGTAAGTGAAGTGCTTAATCTAAATGATTCTTCTAAATTGTCTTTAATTAGTAAAGTAGCTGCACCTCTTGGACTTCCGACACCTGATTATACTCCGTCGCATGGGATACTTAAGTCCGCTACTGAATTACTCAAAGAAGCGGGGCTGTCTATCAGTGCACAGGCGTTTAATCAAAGAGCGATTCAGAAAGGTATCTTATGTGATATGAAAAGGAAATCATCAAAAGGTAGAGATAAGCATTTCAAATCCATAACCGAATCCGGGCTTACTTATGGTGAGAACCAAGTCAACCCTAATAATACCAAAGAAACGCATCCACTTTGGTATAAAGAGAAATTTAATGAGTTATTGATGTTGCTTGATTTTAAACTTGCTAGGGTATTATGACATACGAAGAAATGAAAGCTAAATATTGCGGAACCAATATTCGCAGAAAGCCAAAAAGTGAAGAACATAATATACAAGCATCTTGTGTTAAATGGTTTCGCAACCAATACCCCCAATTAAGAAACATCTTATTTGCTGTTCCTAACGCAGCAAGAAGAAGTGCTAGAAACGGGGAATACATGAAAGAAGAAGGGATGCTTTCGGGAGTTGCAGATCTGATACTTCTTAAAAGTAATCGTTTCTACGGTGCTTTGTGTATAGAAATGAAAAAGCCAGGTGAGTACCAAAGACCGGTACAAAAAGAATGGCAAAAGGAATGCGAGGCGGCTGGAAACAAATATGTCGTTGTCCGGTCTTTGGAGGAATTTATAGAAGTTGTGAATGGTTACTTAGCAGAAATATAAATATTATGGAAACGGAATTATTTAAAAACAAGACAATGAGTTCGCTTGAGATTGCCGAACTTACAAGCAAACAACACGCCCATGTTATGCGTGATATTCGCAATCTATTATCACAAGGAGTAGCCGAATCCAATTTTGGATTGGCGGAATATTCGGATAATCAAGGGAAACCAAGACCATGTTTCAATCTCACCAAGAAAGGTTGTCTGATCCTCGCATCCGGCTACGACGCAGTACTCCGTGAAAAAATTATTGATCGCTGGGAATCCCTCGAAACAGGTAAGGCTGAACCTATGGCTAAACAGTCTCTTACTCCTTCCGAGCTTATTCTCCAACTTGCGCAATTCAACGTTGAGAATGAACGTAAGATGAAGGCTTTGGAAAGCAAGCAGGAACAAATGCAAGCGGAGATTGAGGAAATCAAGCAGCGTACTACCACGGACCTGCACCAATCCACAATCGTAGCCTACATATCAAGAAACAGTATCAAACTGGATGTCTCACGCTACGGAGCGATGGGACGGAAAGCGTCAGCTCTCTGCAAGAAACGCGGTGTTGAGCCGACAAAAATCCATGATGTCCGTTGGGGAACAGTGAAAGTTTACCCCGATGAGATACTTGATGTTGTTTTTGGAATGGGGATTTCAAATATAAACTAATAAATAGAAAAATGAAGAAATACGAATATAGAACATTTCTACTTCGTCCTATGGACGATGGTTATAGGCATAATTATCAAGAATACACTACTGATAAACTCAATGTTTTAGGTAGCCAAGGTTGGGAAGTTGTATCAGAACTATCGTCAAGTTATGATGGCATAATGCTATTGTTGAAAAAAGAAATATTGGATGAAAGAATAGAATCGAATATCGTTCCTCGTTCCTTTTCTGGGTTTCATAAGTCTTCTGATAATGATGAAACCGAATGAGTTGCAAGAATGGCATAAGCTATCAGAAAAGCTTGTTGCATTTACGAGTAATTGTAGTGAAGATATAAAACCTTACATCGTTGGACAATTGCAGGCTTTGTTAGAAATATTGTCTGCGCAAATTGATTTTGAAAAATAATCATATCATGAGAAAGAAAGCAGAAATTAAAAAGTACGATGCTAACGTATTAGATACGATTGGCAAGGACGGTGATCTGTTGTCACTTACTGATTTGTGGAAAATTGCAGGCTCACCAAAAAGCAAAAATCCCAACGATTGGCTTAGACAAGATATTGCATCTGAATTAGTTAATACGGTATCCGGGATTTTAAATACGGTTTCAAACCGTATTATAAAAACAAAGCGCGGTAAATTAGGTGGTTCGTATGCCCATAGACAAATAGCTCTTGCTTATGCAAAATATCTTGACCCTGCGCTTCATGTATTAGTCAATGAGGTTTTCTTTCAAAGAATAGAAGAAGAAAAGAACCCCGATTTGATAGGTCAACGATATATTAAAGCTTATAAGAAAAGAGGCAAAGACAACAAATGGATTTCTGAAAGACTAAAATCAATAGATTCACGTAACGAATTTACCAAGACGCTTGCCGCTCATGGAGTGACAGGAGAAGGTTACAGAAATTGCACAAACGCAATATACGAGCCCTTGTACGGTGGTACGGCATCGGTCGTTCGTGAAAAGAAAGGTTTAATCAAAGGTCAAAGCGTTCGTGATAATATGTCTCGTGTAGAACTTGCCGCTGTTGGACTTGCTGAAGCGCTCGCTTCCGATGAAATAGACAAAAAAGATATACGAGGTAATGGTAAGTGTGAAGTTGCTAGCAGAAGGGCATCACGCTCTGTTGCAAATGCTCTGATAGATCATAAGAAATATATTATATGATTATCATCCACAAAACCATGTACGAATATTAAACTAATAATAAGCCTGTGTCGATTGGCTCAACTCCTATTATCGGCAAATCGTTCTTTGACATTTTGTTTTCAGCTTTTAATCTGCCTTATATTGTATAACTGCAATAAAAAAGCGTCACTCTACATGACGCTTTTATCTATTACAAGTTTAATACTATTAATTATCATAGGCTATTGAGCCATCTTTTTCCGGATTTGGTGTTAAGCCAAATAGCTATCCCTGCGCCAACAACGCTAGTAAATATAAATATTATTGTTAATCCATTCATAACTATTTATTTTTTAAGTATTTTATATCCAATATATGCAAAGATAAAAGAAGTAAAAGCACCAAAAGAAACAAGTACCCAATAATTAATGTTTTGGAAATCCAATACTAAAGATACTCCACCACCTAGGAATAAAGCAGTAAAAGAAAGTTTTGATAAGTCATAGAAATACTTTCCGAGCGTTTCTCGGCTTGTCTTCTCTTTCTCTTTTCCTTCTCGTTTTTCTTCTTGTCTTTCGCTCCAGTTACCCATGTTGTACTGCTATATATGTATCACAATGCAAAGTTATCAATTTCATTTGAGAATCGAATCACAAAATAGTTAAAAGAATATGTTGATTGTTAGTTATATAATCACTTTTAAAAATTATTATTATATTTGCAATGCGTTGGGTTGTACTTATTAAAATTAGAATTAATCAGAGGATTAAGATATAGAAAGCTGTGTAGGTCACAACCCCCTGCATGGCTTTCGCCTTTTTATCTCCGCATGAAGAAGTGCGGTACGTCCTCGAACGAAAAGACATTATTATGAAGACTAATCAGATTATGATTCGCCCAATGGGTGAATTTAAGGTAATTCAGAGAACGAAAGATGCATTTTTCAATGCTACAGATTTATTAAAACAGTGGAATCAATTAAAAGGAATGAAGAAAGAAGTTAATGACTACTTCGATTTATCTTCTACTAAAGAGTTCATTTTCACTATAATGGAAAGGGAAAATTATGATACGGGTAATTACCCCTATCATAAATCAAGGGCAAATAAGGGTGATAACGCGGGCACATGGATGCATCCACTGCTTTTTATTGATTTTGCGATGTGGATAAATCCCTCATTTAAATATGATGTTCTCAAATTTGTATATGATGAAATGATAAAATTCCGCAATCTTGCTGGTGATGCATACCCATCCATGTGTAAAGCGGTCAGTTCTATTTTGCCAGATGACCTATTCAAACAAAAAGTCAAGGACTTGGCCAAGTCTCTAAACATCATAGTCTACGGTAAGCATGAATCAGAAATGCGTAATAAAATTGGCGATGAAGCTAAAATTCGTGAATTGTATGAGTTGGAATTACAGATAGCCCAATGGATAGATCTAGGCTTTATCAAAGACTATAACAGCCTTAAATCCACATTGACTAAATTGTATTATCGGAAATATCCGAATGTTCTTCCTATCTAAAATATAGGGATATTGGGTCGTTGACATAAATAAAGGGATGCAAATGCATCCCTCTTATTCATCTATACATTGCAGTACAGCTTATAAATAAGGCTATAACAGACACGATAAGAGAAAGTATCCCGGCTATTACTCCGACAACAGTCCAGTTGATAGGGTTTCGTAAATTGGGATTCTCACAAAGGTAGTGTTTTCCTTCATCGGTGGTTCTGGCATCTTCTACTGCTCCACCTTCCAGATAGGCGGCTTTTATTAGTCCTTTCCTTTCAAGTGATCGGACGGACAAGTTGTAGACGTGCAAAGGGAAACCGCAAGGGCATTTACCGTTGAACTTATCAACGATTCTAAGTGTTTCTTTTTCTTCCTTTGTGAGCTTTATACGTTTCATAGATTTACTTTTAATTCTATTCCAGCTAAATCAAAATATATGTTCTGAAGTTGATTCAGATATTCTATTTGCTTAAAAACTCTGTTAGAGAGCATTACTCCATAGAAGTTAGTACGAGTATTATATAATATCCAGAAATCTTCTATAGTCAATAATCGTTGTTCTTTTATTTGGAATTCATAATACTCGATATTAAATCCGCACTTTAACAGCAATCCTTCTGTGAGAGAAATAGGTTCTACCATAGAAATAGGAACTTCACCGTAAAAAGTCCCACCATTTACATGGCATTCCAGGTACAAGGAATTAAGACTAATGGCATGTACTTTGCATACAGTACCTGTAGGTATTTCAACTCCTACGTACTGGTAATCCTTCGAAAGCATAACACAGTTGCCTAACCTTAGTTCTTTTGTGTCCATAGCTTGCTATTGTCCTATCTGGTTTCTGGCTTTAGTTCAACATTCACGCTAACAGGGAACTCGTTTCCGCAGTGTGGGCATTTTACAGAATGGGCGTTTGAGGGAAGCTGCACTTCTTCTGGGGACGCGAATAGTTGCCACATGGGGACGTTGATAGCTTCTGCTATTTTGGTTAGTACTTTTATGGAAGGATTTCCTGATATATGCTGATTAAGTCCACTTAAAGTTATACCTATTTTTTTAGCTACATCTTGCGTAGTCATCCCTTGTTGTTCTATGGCTTCTCTGATTCTCATATAATAAAGTGATTAATATTTATAGCAAAGGTAGTAATATTTCGCATGCAACAAGTTATAACTTGCACAAATAAAGTTAAAGACAAGTTTTTTCTTGTGATAATGCTTGGTTAAACAAGTTATAACTTGTATCTTTACATCAAATAAAAGAACTAATAACAATTAACTCCTAAATATATGAAACGCTACAATTTATCAGAGATAATGAAAAACGCTCACAGATCGTATAAGTATTCAGGCAAGAAGCAAGGCAAGACCTTCGGTGAATGTTTAAAGTCAGCATGGAGACTTGCAAAACTCCAAGCCAACTTCACAGTAGAAGCGGTAAAAGAAAGAACTGATAAATACCTAGCAGAAAGACACGAAGCGATGAGCAAAACAGCTAAAGCTACAATGCACGAAGGATACAATAACAAGAACATACCGGTATCGGCTTATTACAATGTAAATAGTACTGGTAGATTCGGTTCGCGCTACGTAGGTGATTGATTATTTGAATATTAAATATATAGAGTAATGGACAATATTTTGAACTCAACCGTTGAAATGAGTCAAGCCGAGCTGATTCTTCAGTTGGCCAAGACAAATGTAGAACAGGAGAAAAGGCTTAAATTGACAGAACAAAGATTAGCTGCACTTGAAGATAGCGTAAAGAAATTATCTTCAAAGTGTATCGGTAACTATGGATGTTCAACGATGTCATCGTATATCCAGAGGTACAAATTGCCGATCTATGTGAGTGACATTTCGAAGCTTAGTAATGATGCTGCACGCTTATGTAGGAAAAGGGGGTATCCTGTCAACAAGGTAAATATTGAGCGTTTCGGTACAATCAATGTTTATCCGGACTTCATTCTCCACGAACTACTGGATGACTATATAAGAACTACACAGCGTCTAAATGGAAGTATAATGGGATAATAATATAAACTATAGAGCAATGATTAAGGTAGATATAAAACAGTACATGGCTATGTTAAGCTCATTCACCGAATGTGCGCAATATAGATCCGAATGTTACCGGTTAGAAGCTGAAAACGAAAAGTTGAGATCCAAGCTGTTAGATAGCTTAAAGGTTTCTCGTTCTCCCCGTAATCAGGTCGACTACTTTGATTATGGTAGCCGAATGGGAGCTAACTAAGTATGAAAGTTGTGTCAGGGATTCGTCCTAGCACTTTAAGTTGATGCCAATCGACGCAGTGACAATCTGAAAAATGGTTGTCACTGTTTTACCGGTTTTAAGTAGTTCTAAGTGAATCATGCAATTTAAAATAACAATATCATCCTTGATTATTCAAGGTAATATAGAGTTGAAAATAGTATATAAAACAATTTAATGAAGTAGTAATGAATGGAATATTAATAAATGGAGTTTTCCATGAAGCCATACAGTCAGATACTGCAAGTTTTAAATGCGATAAATGTTCGTTGAAAGATTTTTGCGAAGAAATTGGTACGTCTACCTTATCTTATTTTCCTCTTTGCGAACATTTGACAAATGATAAATTAATGGTATTTGTCAATCGTGGAAATGTTAATATAAAAACAGAAGATATTACGCAAAGCAAAGTTTAGAATTGATTTCAAGGCATGGCAGTATGGTGGAAAAATGATAAAGATGTCTGAGGACTTAACTTTACCATACCGCACTGAAGAAACCAATATGCATAGCTCATCAACTGTATATCGTGCTGCAATGAATGAAATACAGGGAATACTTGAAACTGCGATAGAAATAAAACATATCTATTTGCTTACAGAATATGAAGAGATTAATCAATAATAACGAAGTTATGATGGAAAAACTATTAGTATGGAAAATATACTCAACAGCGGATGTATTTGGAGTTAAATCTTATTTTTCTGAAGATGGCAGGAAAAGCTTTTCTTCTGCCATGTTGTTCAGGGGATTGATGGGAAATTATTTGGAATAGCTAATAACTAGAATAGAGATGAGTAAGATTATATTTCTCGACTTTGACGGTGTGATAACCACATTAAAAAGTAATTGGGCTATTGATGATAAAAAAGTTGAATTAGTCAAAGAGATTTGTGATATTACCGGAGCTAAAATAGTAATATCCTCTTCTTGGAGAAGATATACATTAGAAGCTACTATTGAAGCCATTACAAAACAAGAAACAGTTCGTGGACATAAAGCTTTTCCCTATCCTGATCTAATTATCGACATTACTTCAAGAATGTACGGTTTTAAACATGGGAATAGAGAAACGCACTACGGTCTATGTCGTGGAGTTGAGATAAAGCAATGGCTGCAAGAACATCAAGATGTCACTAATTATGTAATCCTTGATGATGATTCTGATATGCTGCTCTGTCAACGAAATCATTTCATAAAAACTCATACTTTACGTGGAATATCCAAGCGTGACGTAAAAAGGGCTATTAATATATTAACTAAAACATGAATAGCTATGAAAGAACCTTTTACTGTAGAACAAGTCAAAAAGATGTATTTTGCGCAATTTGATGAAATTACTTGGTATATAGAGCATGATAAATTTAAAATTAATTCTATTCGTCGATGCCTTAAGGAAAATGAGAAATGTTATTTGGGTAATTTATTAGAGACAGCTAAACGTTATTTTTCTGGCAGTTTGCGAGATTTTCAAAAATGTGGGATTAATACTGTTGAGATAAAAAAAGAATGGGAGAAGGTGATTGATGAAATTCGAAAACAAATTATTAATAATTAATAACAAATAAGAAATGAAGAAAATTGAATTTTATCCAGGAATCAATCTTGATAAAGCATATCAAGAATTGCAGGACAATGCACCATGTTATGGTGAATTTAACGAGAAAATGTTGTATTCTACTGATTCTCTCGATGACGTGTATGTCAAAGTGACTGGCAAGTCAAAAGTAGAGCATGATGAATATATCCGTAAAATACACGAAGAGTATGATCGTAAGGAAGCGGAGTTTAAGGCTAAGATCCCGCAATTAACCGAAGATTACAGAAAACGTGCAAGGGGTATTATTCCGGAAGAGTATTTGGAGTTATGGAATAAAATAGTTCCTATCAGACTGAATGATCTCTATCATGGCATGGAACTTGACTGCTGGTTAGAATTAGTCGCAGTATTGAATGATACCTCTAAAAAAGAACTTGAAAGATTTGAAATATGCCGGTCTTTGTTCTCCAAGCAAGGTCACAGCGGCATGAGTGCAGGGCTTGTTTTTAATGGCCTTAAGTGTTTTCATCCATTAGGAGAAATGTTGGTATCATATATTAAGACTCTCTAAAAGCATAGCACCTCTTATGGAAGAAAGTAAAAACATTGGTGAAATTACCCTCGGATATGGAAGTGATTCAGCAAGAAAAGTAGTAATCACAGATATGGTTCGGTGCGAATTTGCAGATCACCGTCTTGTTACTGTTGCACATACAGACGAAGATGCCTACCTGTTATCGGTAGAAAATCCTCAAAGTACCGGCCGTGCTTCCCAAACTAATATGTATTTGACAGAAGGAAGCGCAGCTGCTCTTTTTTATACTTACATCTTATATCTGGAACATAACGGAATAGATGTAAATGAGTTATTCAAGAAATACATACTTGATGACCAAGAAATCAAGTACGAATTTTCACCTAAAGATTAATATTATATCATTATGGAAATAAACTGTAAATACTGCCCTAAAAATGATGGTACAGGTGCGTGCAATATAGACAATTGTCCTCTGCCTCCTATTATACAGGAAATAGAAGAAATGCAGTCGTTTCTTGAAACAACAGCTAGTGACAATCCTAAAGAACTTATAGATCGATTGACTGATATAAATGTATACCTTGCAAGAAGTGGAAAACTTCTAGCTGATGCAAAAGCGTATCAAGATCAGGTAACGGCAAATGTTTACTCTCAACACATGGAATTCATATCACGAGTTCCGGCAACTGTTGCAATTAAGTTTGTTTCAGCTCAAAGTGTGACTGCTAATCAGTTGGTTGTATGGCTAGATCGCATAAATCGAACTCTTGTTCACGCTGGAGATAACATACGTACTCAGATATCTTTTGCAAAGCAGGATTTGGCATTACAAAGGAAAGGATATTAGAAAAAATGTTAATCACGGAAAAATAATTGATTAAAAATGACATTAGTAATGTCACTTATTTGTAGATTTACACCGTGAAAAGAATAAATGCGATTGGTGGAACTCTCGTATAGCAAAGATATAAGTCAGCTCTGTATGAGTAGTTGTTTCCGAGTTCCACAATATAGAAACAATGAAAATATGGAGCTTATTTTATTAAGTTATGATTAAACCCAAATTATTTACGAACAAACATGGCACGTATACGTTCTATTAAACCCAAATTCTGGGATGATATAAAGATCGGACGTTTAAGTCGTGATGCCAGACTATTATATATTGGACTATGGTCTTTTTCCGATGATATAGGAGTAGTTATAGGTGATTCTATTTGGCTTAAATCTAAAGTCTTTCCATATGATCAGATTCAGGTGCAACAGTTTGAAAAATGGATAAAAGAGCTTGTAATAAATGGATTTATATGTCTGCTTTCTTACAACGAAGAGAGATTCATATATCTGCCTAACTTTACTCGGCATCAAGTAATCAACAGACCCAACACCGAAGATTTGAACATACCTAAAGAGCTGATAGACAAAGCCCAAAAAGACATACATAGTTTTCTCACCGAACAATCACTGAATAATCATGGAACAATCATGGAACAATCAGTGCTTATAATAGGAGAAGGAAAAGGAATAAGAGATATTCCCCCTATAATCCCCCCGGGGGATGACGAAGAGTCTAGTGGAAATGAAGCAATTGATTATAATGCTTTAATGGATACATTCAATAAGATGTTTGATGGTAAACTTCCCAAAGTGTCATCCATGACTGACAAAAGGAAGAAATCAATAAAAGCTCGTGTAGCAGAATATGACAAACAAGCAATTATGGATGTATTTAACAACATTCTTCAATCTCCATTTCTTTTAGGGAGGAATGATAGAAACTGGCGATGTGATTTTGATTGGATTTTCAGACCTACGAATTTTACTAAAATTTTAGAAGGTAACTACAATGGAACAAGGCTTAGTAAAAACCAACAAGATAGCGAGCAGCGAAAACTTGATTCAATTCTTGCAGTCTCTACAACCGTCCGAGAAGCTGCCGCAAAAAAGAGAAAGGAACTTGAAGCAGAGGGCATTATTGACCAAATACCCTGATCCGGCACAATTTATTCTTGATTACAATCCGGATTTACAATTTAAAATTGTCAGATGTAATGCTACACACGCAGATTTAGCTTTAAATCTTGAAATACCAAGTTTGGGGCTTTTGGCTTCTACTTATGGGGATGAGACACCACTAGAGTGGCTTAAAATTCAATTTGGAACGTTGAATGATTTTGCAGAGGTATCTACAAAGATAGCCAAAACTCAACTTGAAGAATTGGCTGCAATATTCCTTTCGGAGTATTATTATATCAATGCCGCTGAAATATGTTTTTTCATAGCCCGTTTTAAATCTGGACAATATGGGAGGTTTTATGGAGCCATTGATCCTATGAAGATAACAAGTGCTATGCTTGAATATACATCCGAAAGGCGAAGGGGAATTGAACGTCACGAACGTGAGCAATACCGCATTCAGCGACAAAAAGAGATAGAGGAGCGTGGTAATAATAGCATATCATACGCAGAATATCTTGAGCAAGAAAAGAAGCTTGTAGAAAATGGTGATAAGGATGCTATTGAAAGGGCTTCAAGACGTATTGGAAACTCTTGTTTATCAACAAGTTAAATTAATCTAAAGCCCTACAAATAAGGAAAGTAACGTTTGTTTACAAGTTAAAAAACAAGTAACTTTATGCCTGTAAATCAGAAACATATAAAAACATAAGAGCAATGAAAACAATTAGAAAATTAACAGAAAAAGAAGTGGTACTCAACAGGCTTACTCAATCTATTCTTATGCCTGTTATCTACCTACTAAATCACAAAACCAATAACCGAACAGATGATGATCCAAGGTTATCCAGTAATTTGTAACGGTATTCATTATCAGGGAAGATACCTGAAACCAATATGTAAACGGTGCAAGTTATATACAAAAGCAAAGCAGCCATTTCATAAGTCATGGCGCATAAGTGGAATTGAAAAATGTATAATTAACTATGTTGGTAGGAACAACAAATCTTAATACGACCCTCAACTTAACGTATGTGTTGGCAGATGTCGTAGAAACTCTTCTTCTCGACATGAGAAGTGAAATGAAAAAGCAGGGATATGATCTGCGTTATGATGCCAAGCACAATTTCAACACGGCGATAGCAGCTATACGCCGGCTGAAGCAAGATGTAGACAAGACCCAGCTTTCTACTCAGGAGAATTTTGGAAACGACTCAGACTGTCTCCTTGCCTTTATCAAGCTGCTGATAGATCGCTGCGGTGACGACGACAAGAAGATGTTCGAATTCTATAATTACATCAAGTGTTTCCCGTCCCAGTTAAATATTGAGTTGTCTGACGAGAAGAGTGTGTTTGCTCATATCTTTGATAATTAAGGCTGCTCGGTCAATTTCAGGGGACATGTTTTTTAGAAAGTAATAATTCAAAATTGTTTAGAAATGAATAAAAAGGAGCAGCAAGCAATCGACTTTCTTCGCAGCATGGAACGTGACGATCCGATGTGTTTAGGCTTTTCTGGCGGCAAAGATAGTGTTGTAATTCTTGACCTTGCAGAGCGTTCTGGTATAAAGTATAATGCGTCTTACGCAAATACGACAGTTGATCCACCTGGTACAATCAGTTTCATAAAGAAGAACTATTCACAGGTTCAGATACTTCACCCAAAGAAATCATTTTTTCAGTTGGTTGAAAATAAAGGATTACCCGGCAGAATGAGGCGTTTTTGCTGTGAAAAGTTGAAGGAGCAATACGGTATCGGTCAGCGTACAATAGAGGGAATGAGGGCAGAAGAAAGCCAATCGAGGGCGTCGTATGAACCGGAGCAATGTGATGCACGCAGATGGATGAAAGGTGCGAAGCATATTCTCCCGATCCTTAACTGGTCAGAAGCCGATGTATGGAACTACATTCGTAAAAATGGTCTTCCATATTCCAAGTATTACGATAAGCCCTATAATCTTTCCCGTCATGGCTGTATTGGTTGTCCCCTTGCCGGTTGCAAGCAGATGCAGGCAGAATTTAAGATGTTTCCTGGTTATGCCCGAAGAATGATTGTCGCCATTGAACGATATATGAATAATAAACCTAACAATGCTCTTGCTAAGAATTTCAGTGATCCGTATGAATCCTTTTACTTCTACATCAATGAAATGCCGATGCAGGATGTTAGACGTTTGAAAAAGGGACTTTTTCATTTTAATGCGAAAGAGGTTATACAGAAAGAGATTTTAAATAGAATAAGGTAAAACAATTTAGTAATGAATAAAAGCAAAAGGCGGGTTGCAAAGCCGCCTCCTGTTTATTTTAGATGGGTACACACTCTGTCACGTATTCAATTAACTAATAACTGTCACTTACGAGATTGAAAAATGCTTCCCATCCTACCGTCTAATTGATTTTGGACATCCATATAGCCCCACGGTAGTAAAGCTATAGGAGTCCTTTTAAAATTATGTTTTTCATAAAAATAAAATTAAGTCGCTTGCACCGTGCAAACGACATCCAAAAGTAACAATTTAAAATAATATGGCAAAGATTTATGTAGCAAGTAGTTGGAGAAATGTATTTCAACAGGACGTTGTAGCTATTCTCCGTGATTTAGGACATGAGGTCTATGATTTTAAGAATCCCCCACATGGGAATGGTGGTTTCCAATGGTCTGATATAGACCCTGATTGGCAGAACTGGACAACTGAACAATATCAAGAAGCACTTAATCACCCAATTGCGCAGAAAGGTTTTGATTCAGATTTTAATGGTATGCAGTGGGCTGATGTCTGCGTTATGGTTCTTCCTTGTGGCCGCTCGGCCAACACAGAAGCCGGATGGATGAAAGGTGCAGGTAAAAGGGTAATGGTTTATTCTCCCGAAAAGCAAGAACCAGAACTGATGTATAAAATATACGATTTTGTGAGTGACAACATATTTCGTATCAACGATAAGATAATTGGAGTATAACAAATCAGAGATGAATGTACTAAGTTTATTCGATGGCATGTCCTGCGGTCAGATTGCTTTGAAGCAGCTTGGCATTATCCCGGGAAAGTATTACGCTTCTGAGATAGACAAGCATGCCATCAAGCAGACGCAGCTCAATTTCCCGGATACAATCCAGCTCGGAGATGTCACTCAGGTAGATGTGTCTAAGTTAGAACCAATTGACCTGTTGATAGGGGGCAGTCCTTGCTTTGCGGCAGGGGTCAAAGTGTTGACCGATGTTGGGTATAAAGACATTGAAGATATAAGAGTTGGTGACAAGGTTCTCACCCACAATAACAGATATATGCCTGTTTTAGCTATAGGTCATAAGGAAGCCATGACCTATACGTTAAAAGCGCAAGGATTTGTTGATGTTGTCTGCACAAAGAATCATCCTTTTTACGCCCGGAAGAAATATAAAGAATATTATAGAAAAGACGATGGGAAAAAGTCTGCACGTGTCATATTGGGAGATGCCGAGTGGGTGAACGCTGGGTTACTTAAGGGAGATTATTATATATGTTCAAACATACAGAATGACCTATCCGAAAATCCGTACAATATCACTAAAGACGAAGCCTATGTAATAGGCAGATATATCGCAGACGGACATACAAGGAAAGACAAAAGGTATGACGAATACCACAAAGGAAGCAGAGCATGGCAGCTTATACTAAGTATCGGAAATTCAAAAGTAGAACAGTTTTGCTCCAATATAGACAAGTTAAATTATAGTTGCTATAAGCACGGAGATAGCGTCCATCGCATTGTGTTCAGCAATAAAAGGTTAGTTGAACTAGTAGAAAAGTATTGTGGTATTGGTTCTATAAATAAGCATTTTGGGGAAGCGATAGTTAGACTGCCAAAAGATTTGTTGTCAATCGTACTGAAAGGGTTTCTTGATGGTGACGGGTGTATAGATGGCAATGAATGGCACATAACGACAATAAGCCCTATGTTGGCAATCACGATTCAGCGTGTTGTTTCTAAACTTTATAATAGTCATATAAATGTCGGTAAACACACACCTGCGGAACACAAAAAGCTTCTAGGAAGAACAGTGCGTCAGAACAAGCAATATATAATATCCTTTTCAGAAAAAGAAAGGAGATACGATAAGGCAAAAACGATAGGTGATAAAATGTGGTCAAACGTAAAGTCGTTTACTGCATATAAAATGCAAACGGTTTACAATCTTGAAGTCGAGGAAGATAATTTTTGTACTGCAAATAATTTCGTTGTACATAATTGTCAGTCATTCTCTTTTGCCGGCAAACGTGTCGGGATGTCTACTGTGGATAAAGAAGAGATATACACTCTGGATCGCTACCTGGAATTAAAAGAAGAAGGCTTTCAATTCGAAGGGGAGTCTTATCTGTTTTGGGAGTATATGCGTATTCTGACTGACATCCGTAAATATAATCCGAATGTGCTGTTCTTGCTGGAAAACGTGGAAATGGGGAAGAAGTGGGAACGGGTACTGAGTAACGCAATTGGGATATATGGCGTGCATATCAATTCTGCCTTGGTATCGGCACAGAATCGGAGACGTATCTATTGGACGAATATTAGGACGAAAAGAGATGGTTTGTTTGATGATTTGTATTCTGACATACCGCAGCCTGCGGATAAGGGATTTTTGTTGAAAGATATCCTTGAAGATGAAGTGGACGAGAAATATTATATGAGTAATAAAGCCATTTCGGGCATAATGAATCACAAACAAAGACATACGGAAAAAAGGAACGGGTTTGGAGCGCAATTCCCAACTTTAAAGAGCAATACTTTACTGGCGAGATGCTATAAGGATGGAAAGGAAAATTTGATAGTGGAAGATGTTAGAGTCAAAGGAGTTTCGTATACAGACAGAGGAATACGTCCTCATAGAGGGGATTACAGGAAATCCGGAGTAAGTGAGTACGGTACAATTTTATATACCGATCAAAAATCAGATACGCATATTGCGTCTCATGTAGGAATGATTGTAGAAGAGGATTCGCCTCTCACGGGAATTGCAGGGATTCGTCGTCTGACTCCTACCGAATGCGCCCGCCTTCAGACTATTCCTTCCTGGTATAAATGGGAATGTTCCGACACGCAGCAGTACCGAATGCTAGGCAACGGATGGACGGTGGATGTTATTGTGCACATCCTATCCTTTACGAAAGAGAAAATGAATATTAACGTAGTCTGAAAAGGCTCAAAACAATAAAGAAAGGAACTAACTATGGGATTTACAACACCATGTTTTATTAGAAAAAATACGGAGGAACTCCGTAAGAAGTTAGAAGATATAGGGTATAAAAACGCAGGTTCCTCAAATCATCACGATATAATATATACAGATACTGAACATGGAGTATATTTCACAACGTTCGCATCCAATATTACAGATGATGAGGTTGCGTATGATTGCAAATATAATAGAACCCTGTTCCTTGCTATTGCCGCACTGAGAGATGATACTGATAACAACCAAATGTTTATCAACGGCAAAGGAGATTGGGGTATATATCGAGACGGTTCTGACGGTGGATTATCGGGCATAGACTTTTATGGAATGCCTAACGACCTTAATGTGGACAATTATCATAAGGCTACAGTAGAAGAGCTAATAGAACACTTTAAAGGAAAGGAGGAATCATGCCATCATTTATAGCTCAACAGCCCAATGGTTTTTTCTGTCGCTTCAGCACAATTGTTGATACAGTGACTAACATTAACATGACAAGGGAAGACTATATAAACCTTTGTAAAAAGGAATTTGGAGAAGTGAAGGGTGAACAAGAAGCTCTAGATGTATTGAGTCATTATCTTAGACCTTTCCAGGATGTTTTAGATTGCTACACCCCATTAAATGATTCAGTCGAAGAGTTTACACAACGTCTTAAAGGAATGGGATATGACGGTCCCTTTGAATATAGAGAGGAGGAAATATGAAGAATATTAAAGATTTAACAATCAAAGTAACTTATCGAGTTGGGCTTGGAAATGTTGAAGTCCCTGACGAAGTTTATAATGAATTAGCTAAAGCCTATGATGAAGGTGGTGATGTACCTGAATGGGATGATGAGCTTGAAAACGCAAAAGAATGGCTTAGTGATAATATTCGAGAAGCGGATGCAATGGAATGGGAATATGAGATTGATGATTTTCAAGATGAATAATTAAAAAATAAATTATGAAACAAGAATCAAGTGCAATCAATCCGTATAACGGAATATTTGGGCAACAAGGTTGGATTTGTCCGAAGTGTGGAAGAGTATATTCACCATATACTCAAATGTGTTTATATTGCAAACCTGATAATATAACTACTGTATCTAATCTTAGCGACCTTTCTAACAAGAATGTCAGCGAAGAAGAGCTAAGAGAAAATCGTAAAAACAAATAAGAAATGAGCCTTGGACGGGCTAAAAAAATCCATAGAAAAAAATGATAACAGTAACAAAAGAAGAAGTGCTTGCTAACATGCAAGATGTGATCGTAAGGACGGTAGTGGAGTTTGATAAGCCATGCACCTATGTAACGGTTCGTATGAAGAACGGCTTTACCCTACGGGAATCAACGACTTGTGTTGATCCTGCCAATTACAGTGAGGAAATCGGGAAAGAGATCTGCTTACGGAAGATAGAGGATAAAGTCTGGTTCCTGCTTGGATATGCTTTGCAAGACCGCTACCCTGTCAATCAGACGTTTATTGACCGCCTACGCATCGAATACAATGAACTGATGGACAAATATAATAAGCTAGTTCTATTCCTTGGTAGAGAAGATGCAGTTGAAATTGCCGGTGAAAATCAGATTGCCTTAATGGAAGTTCAAAAGGTGCAGATGCACGACTATCTTCTTACTCTTGCGGAACGAATTGGCTTAATGAAGAAATAAACATTGCCATACGGTGGTTGAATGTCTGCCGTATGGCTCAAACTAAAAAATTGATATGAAACAGACATTAGAAGAAGCCGCTAAACAAGGAGCTGAAGGATATAATATAGTTGGACAAGTTATTTATAAGTCCGGATTTAAAGCTGGCGCAAAATGGGAGAAAGAACAAGCAATTGAAATCCTTTCCTCCGTTTTAGAGAATTGGGTACATGGCGGTGATGCAGACTGTATCATTGCGGAGTTTGAAGAAAAAATTAATGTACAAATGGTAACGAATTAAAGAGAAAGGAGTAATAAAATTATGATAGAAAGAAAAGGTTGTAAAGAGTTTCAAGAAACAGGACTTCTCTTGTTTGTAAATCAGTTCTTACATGTTTTTGGTTGGGCCATTGTTATATGTACTGATGAATGTTCTGGAATTACCATTATGTATCCTGCTCGTGTAAAATTTCGAGGATTTGATGATAAAAGTGTAACAGAAGCCTATATAAAGCTATCTGAATACATGAAACAAAATTCAGAGAAACTACTTGAAGAAATCAATAATAGGAAGGAGAAAATATGAACCAAGGAATAGACTATGACCTTCTGGCGGAATGCTTGAAGGCTGCAATGAAAGAAAAGATGCTAAATAAAGACTGGGAAGTAAAGTTATGGGCTTATTTCCTGTATAATGCAAAAATATGGGGAAGAAGCATAAAATAATAAATAGGAAATTATTAACTTTGTGCTACATGTCAAGTGGCATGTAACTAATCTGACGAAAAGACATGGGATTATCAATAAAACAAGAAAATTTTTGTAATTACTACATTGAGTGCGGAAATGCATCTGAAGCTTATCGTCGTGCGTATTCTTGTAAGAATATGAAAGACGCCACTGTTAATCGGAAAGCACTTGAACTGTTAAATAACGGCATGATTACGGCAAGGGTCAAGGGATTGCAATTAGAGCTAAAGGAAAAGTCAGATATAACTAAAGAGCGTATCTTGCAGGAATTATCTGGAATTGCATTTTCTACCATTGCCGATATGCATAATACTTGGATTGAACGTAAAGACTTTGATCAACTTTCTAAGAAAGAAAAATCTTCTATAAAAAGTATTTCTACAAAAGTACTCAAAAAGAATATCGGCACAAGTGATGAACCGGAAATAGTGGACGTTGAATATGTGAAGGTAGAGTTGTATGATAAAATAAAAGCCATTGAACGTATTTGTAAGATGCTTGGTTTTGATTCTCCTACAGAGATTGATCTAAATAAAGATAAAGAAGATATGTCTAGAGAAGATATATTAAATGAGTTGGAACGCTTAGAAAAACTTCGTGAAGAATAATGAGGTTGACGGATGCACAAGTAAAAAGAAAACTAGAATTGGAACGTCTGTTGCTAAAAATAGATGCTCCCAGCATGTTTTATAAATTTATTCCGTATATCAATGTGGCATATACCAGCATGTGGTTTCACAAAGTTGTTGCAGATCATTGTCAAATGCTTCTTGATGGTAAAATTAAGAATTTAATGGTATTCATGCCGCCACAGCATGGAAAATCAGAAATTATATCTCGTAATTTTCCTGCATATGCTTTGGGCCGTAATCCTAATTTGAAAATTGTAGGTACATCATATAGTGCTAATCTCGCAGAACAATTTTCCCGTTCTATACAGCGTATTATAGACGATCCAGGATATCAAGATATTTTTCCTGATACCTATTTAAATGGTTCTAATGTTCGTACGAATACAAGGGGGTATCTCCGAAATGTTGATATTTTCGAGACTGTAGGGTGCAATGGTTTTTATAAGGCTGTCGGGGTAGGTGGGTCACTGACTGGAACCCCTATTGATATAGCTATTATTGATGACCCAGTAAAAGATGCAATAGAAGCCTATTCTGTTACATATAGGGAACGTGTATGGGATTGGTACACTTCTGTACTTCTTACGAGACTACATAATGAAAGTAAGCAGCTTTTTATCATGACAAGATGGCACGATGATGATTTGGCGGGACGTATATTAAAGAGAGAAGCTGACAAGTGGACTGTGATTTCCATTCCAGCCATACGAGAAACCCTGAATGACGGAAATGATTTTGACCCTCGTAATGTTGGTGAGGCGTTATGGTCGCAACGGCATTCGTTGGAAAGACTTCTTGGCGCGCAAAAACGTTCGCCACGATTCTTTTCAGCATTATACCAACAGCATCCCACCATTGAAGGAGGTAACATTATCAAGGAAGCGTGGTTTGGTCATATTTCTGTTTTTGACTTTAAGAAAAAGCGTAAACATGAGCCTATAATCTTTTTTATCGATACTGCTTATACGGAAAAAACGAGCAACGACCCAACAGGCATACTTGGTTCTTGTATGATTGGGAATGATATATATATTGTGTGTGGAAAGAAGGTGAATATGAAGTTTCCTGAATTATGCCGGTTTCTTCCTTCTTATGTACGTGACAATGGATATGGGAGCGGTAGTACGGTCAGGATTGAGCCGAAAGCGAACGGACTTTCCGTAATAGACCAATTACGCGAAACAACTAATCTGAGTGTTGTTGCTACTTCTTCACCCAAAGACAGTAAAGAAACAAGATTAAATGCGGCGTCTCCTTTTGTCGAGAGCGGACGTGTATATCTTGTAGATGGTGATTGGAACGAAATTTTTATTGATGAGGTGTGTGGGTTCCCTGCAAAGCCTCATGATGAGTTTGTGGATTTGCTTTGTTATTCCGTAGACTATCATCACAGAAGCTTTAATGAATTAAGCGATGAAGAAATTCTAAGAGATTTCCTTTAAATATAAAAAAAAAGTGTCATTGGTAATGTCACTTTAAATTTTAATTCTTATATTTGCATCGTGAAAACAATAAGACTGGTCGAGTGAAGCCCTCCGGAAACAAGATATTAATGTAAAGTGTCTATTTAATGCTACGGGGCTTCACAATATGCGTGGCAAAGGATAGGCACTTTATTTTTTATCTGCGTGAAGAGGCGCAGTACATTATGAAAAATAATCATTCATATGCGAGTATTCGCAATTTACTGCCGAAAACATTTGCTGTTGTGAAAAGTATTAGTACCTTTGCGGTGCGACAACTTTATTTACATAACAGCTATGTGGATTTTTTATATCCATACGGCATACTTTTTAATAATATATTGGAGAAGTTACACTCGTGTCTTTATTCGCCGCATAGCAGTAAAGAGGTTGTCGCAGACTTAGGGTGTACTTCTCCTTTTTTTGTAAACAAATAATTTCATTTCATGCGACAACCAAATGAAATCTATTTGAACGGGAATAATAGTACCGTACAAATTGCGTCAGCTCACGAGACGAGCAAGACTTTCTCCTATAATGGGAACGATGTCTTTTTTGACATCAAAGATGATGTTATGGTTAACGCCACACAGCTTGCTAAAATCTATGGAAAGCGCCCTGCTGAATATTTGAGATTGCCAGATACGGTAAAATTGATTAATGCCATTACAAGAAAATATGGTATTGCTGAGAATCAATTAGTTGTAACATCAAAAGGTGGGAATATTAGCGATATGGGAAAATCCCACATCGTTGATAATCAACAAGGTACTTGGATGCACAGATTAATAGTAGTTGATTTCTGCCAATGGTTAGACATTGATTTGAAACTATGGTGTACCGAGAAGCTTGACGAGTTAATGAGATACGGTATGACCGCTACACAACCTACCTTAGAGCAGATGATTAACAACCCCGACCTTGTTATCAGCCTTGCTACGCAACTAAAATCGGAACGTGAGGAAAAGGTAAGATTAGAACAAGAGAAGAAACGACTTGAAGACAAGGCCGCCAAACAAGAACCTTATGTATCATTTGCAAAGACTGCATTCAAAGCAGATGGCAAAGTAGACATAGGCCAAGCCGCCAAAATCCTCGGATTACCCTTTGGCAGAAACACATTGTTTAAGAAATTGAAAGAGGCAGGTGTATTCTTTGCCAACAGAAATGAACCCAAGCAAAAGTACATTGATGCAGGCTACTTTGAGATGACACTGCTACCACCAATACATCGTGACAATCATCCCGACTTGTTGTGTCAGAAAGTCTTGTGCAAGCCAAAAGGTCTTGCTTATATCAACCACCTGTTTGGTGGAAATCCTTCTGACGGCAAGTTGGCGAAAATACAGTGAGTTGACATATAAATGCGTAAGACGCTGTGATAAACTAGCACAGCGTCTTTTGTATGTCACATTAATTTATAATTGCTTATTTATCAATTGTTCGACTTTCTTAAGCCTCTCGGCGTATTTTTTCTCTTTCGGGAATGTAGATATGGCTTTTTTAATAATACGCAGTTCGTTCACGTAATCCTTTTGTTTTCTATATAATATCATAAGTCTGTCATAAGAATGTGTTGCGTCACAATCTTCGTAAGAAATGTTTTGCTCATATGTTTTGATAGCCTCTTGAATTTCTCCACGTTTTTCAAGTTCAATGCCCTTGTTGTTTAGCATCGCTATACGATGTATGGAACGTTCTTGTTTCATGTATGCAGAACGTCTTTCTTCCATGGCATCCAACTTGGATTTCTTTATGTCTATATATTCGTCTATACCATTATACTCCCAAAATAAATCACCCATAACAGCCCCTTTGAAATATCGTTTATGTAGGTAGCTCCATTTCACACGTACATATCCATCCCCCAAGTCTATAATAGAGCCTTTCCCGTATTTGGATATAGTTTCCTCTTCTAACTCCTTAGCTTTTCGCTCCTTGTCTTTTATCTGTTGTATTGATGTATTTATGGGTATGTTGAAATCGTACCCATTTACTGTTGATTTATATTCTCCTACAATATCTCCGTTATCATAAACATCTACGTCTATTCCTTTAACTGATACATGCTGTCGTTCCAGTTTATTTGTACGCTTCATGGCTTCTTCATACTCATTACGAATGACAGAACGTGCTTGCTTAAGCGTCATATTATTCAGTATTATTGTATCGGGAAGCTGATTTATGTAGCTTATTATTGCATTATAACTTTTAATGACATCATTTTTGTTTGATGCGTTATCCATGTCACGCAGGCATTGATTGATTAATCGAACTTTATATTCGTAAAGATCGGATTGTGTATTGCTGCCTTTGCCGATTCTACATAAGACTATTCCCAATATTATCACTGAAGCAATGATGATTACTACTGCTGACATACCAAGTTTGTAGATTCAAAGATTAATATTATAAGAAATTGATGAATGCGAGTTATGGACATTTATTTATTCCATCATCTTGAACTTTTTTCCACAATTTGGGCAAGTTATAATATCCTTGTCTTCTTCCAACTCATCAATAAAGAAATCTCCTACTTTGCAACCAATGACATCCGCTATCTTTTGCAATGTATTTACTGTTGGGTTTCTACTGAGATTCTGTGCAAGCGTAACCCTTGTTATTTCAAGCTTTTCAGCGACTTGCTCCATTGTGAAACCTTTCTGTTTTATTATACTTTTTACGTCCATATTAATGTATGATTAAAATCTGTCGCAAAGATAGAATAACTTCCTTTTAATTCAAAGTATTACAGTGTTAATTTTAAATCTATAATCATACATTATTATATTAATGTATTTGTATAATCATAAATATTGTTTTAGTTAATAAATGATAATAATCATACATTTTTGGCGTTTTTCTTTTGTTGATAATGATTATAATCATACATTTGCGTCATCAAAGTTAAACCAATAAACAGAAAGATATGAACCGTTACGATTTAAGCAAGATAATGAGAAGAGCACACCAGTTATTCATTAACGCTCGTGCAAAGTACCCGACGTTCTCTGATGCACTCCGTAAATCTTGGAGCATGGCAAAGTTCGAAGTTAAGGTAGCCGAAGCACGCCAAGCAATCGAAGCGGAAGAAAAAGCTCGTGAAGCGAAGGAACGTGAAGAAAGGGAACAGGCTGCTATCAACTCAGTTCTTCTTCATGCACAACTGGAAGCCGACCGGATCAGACGTGAAGCAGAAGCCAAAGCGGAACGTATGAGAGCCGAGATAGCAGCTCGTAAAGAAGGTATAACTTATAGCGAGTATCAAGAACGTATTAGCCGTGCTATGGGTTACGGAATCCGTGCTTATTGTGGAGATTAAAATTATGATAGAAATAATAATCATATTCGTTTGTCTCTTTTTAGGATATTTTCTTTTTAAGAAAAAGGGAGACTCTCTTTTTTACAAAGACTAACTTAGGAGGATTATTAATCCGATGGATATAGATAGTTTGTCCATCATAAAAGATATTACATTATGAAACAGTTTCAGTTAACTATTAATGAAGAACTTGCGGGCTTGTTACGGTCTGCTACAGAGTTGAATAGCCTGCTTAACAGCTATGTACAAGAGCATTTCAAAGGCTTGGATTATCAAGACTGGCAAGAATATCCAGCAAAGCAGTTCGGAGAAATGCAGAACACCACTTTAGGCATTATGTCGGATTTATCCGATATTATCGGCTACGATATCGCACAACAGGCGCACGCAGAACTTAATAAGGAGGTGAAAGTATGAAGACGATCAAAGTAACAGACGCAGCTGCTCAGTTTATCAAACAGTTACGGGAAGAAGGAATAGAGGAAAGGAAGGCTTTCCTTTGTGATGCTTATTCAAAAGCAGTGGAACAGGTCTTAGCTAATGATGAATACAGCGAGGCGGATTTTTACCCATTGACGGTGATACATGATTTTCAGACATTAATAGAGGAATTGTCAGAAGATGATGAAAGCGTACATAGGAGCAATGAGAATACATAGAAGTTGTGTTAGGGGGCTACGGTCCGGCACTTTAAATTGACGCCAATCAACAAAGTCGCCCCGGTAACAATACTGTTGCCGGGTTTTATGTATGCAATAACGAGTGATGACGATATGAACGCATAGTGTTATGTATGCAATAATCATATTTATTCTGAATTAATAGCTATTTCTTCCGAAGGAATACAGTGTTAATCCGTGATTGTTCCGTGATTGTTCACTGAACGATACGATAAGTACTCTGTGAATATTCTCGATTTATGCAGAAAAGAATATGTGATGATTTAGAAGTTTGCTATCTTTGCAACCGGAAACACTTCTTTTAGGTGTTTTCATTGCTCTTATGTGCGCTGGCTTGTGAAAGTCGGCGCCATTTTTGTTTGTTTTAGTATTTTCAATAGATTAATATAATTCTAGGACACAGTTGGTGACACACCTAATGACACAGAAATAATGCTAAAAATCAATCAATTAGAGTTACAAGTGACACAATTAACGACACAGTTAGTGACACAGTTGTCTAAAAAAACGACACATGGGTAATATGATATCTATAAAGGATAAATATGTGTTAAATTTATCTTTTATAGATGTTGTTCTGAAATAAAATATCTATATTTGCATCCGTAACAAGTACGGAATGTTACCTGACATTTACTAAGTATTCTCCTTCTGGAGTTTATATATGATTGCCTCGTAGTAGCCCGTACCTATTACGAGGCTTTCTTTTTAAAGCCAGTTGTACAATCGGCGGTAGGCTGCATAAGCAGAGAGACAGAGGGTTGTACTCCTAAAACTCGATACTGCGTGGATGTGAGAAATCGAGAGGCGAACGAAACCGGAGTGCCTTCACAGCGACAAGTAAGCGAAAAGTCCGGGAAGATGGTGACTTGTTAATGCCATCCAGCTAAAAACGGCGTACTTTATACGAGCAATGACTGTTTGAATGCTGCTATAGCCAAGAGGCGTAAAATCCTCTAAGGGCTAAACTATGCAGCATTCATCACCTTTACCGAGTAAGACATTAATATACCTATGATACAAGATCGACTTAATGTATTTGAAAAAGTACTTCTTCTTTATGGTCAAGAAGTCTTACTCAATCTTTATTCTTCTGCTAAAGTTATGGGAAGATATGAAGATTGTGCTATTATGCGTGATTTACTGAAGAAGTACAATATTGATGAACGTGATGATATACAGGATTGGCAAGCTGAATTATGGCGTTGTGGATATGCCGGTAAAATTGCAGCTATCAACCTCCCTTATTATATGCATGAGGCTGTAAAAATGGTCGGTTATACTAGATAGATATTATTTTTTTGTTATAATATGGCATTATTATAGTCACTTTTATTATATTTGCACCGTAGCATTTGATGCTAACGTGCTCCTTCACGTTTCCGGATAGTGCGTATTGTGCTATCCGGTTTCTTTGGGAGTATTTATATATGTTCAACTAATCACCGTATGAAGAATTACGGAACAGCCTATGGACGAAATAACTTCTATTTTAGACAATTCCCGCTCTGCTGATGAAGTAATTAACGATCTGAAAGAAAAAACAGTCGCAGTTCCTTCATGGAGCAAACTTATCAATGATTACGAACCGAAATTGCATACGATAGTTAGTGATACTGTTACCCGTAAGGATAAGATAAAATCTGATGGGACAGTAGAAAAGGCTTCTCGCATATACATCGGTTTGGAGAAGCTCCTCACTAAGCGAATAACTGAGTTTATGTTTTCTATTCCTGTAAGACGAGTATATCATAATATTGAGGATAATGAAATCAAACAGCAGATCGCTAAAGCCATTGAAAATATCTACAAGTATGCTCGCGTCGACAGTGAAAATATCAAGAGAGGAAATAATTATTTTGCTTCATGTGAAGTATTTACCATCTGGTATGCCGTTGAGAACCCGAATACCTTATATGGCTTTAAAAGCAAATATAAACTGAAATGTAAGACCTACTCCCCAATGGATGGAACTAAACTGTATCCTTTGCTCGATGAGTTGGATGATATGGTTGCTATGTCATTTGAATATTCAAAAAAAATAAAGGATAAAGAAGTTATTTTTTTTGAAACATATACGGCTACTACTCACTATAAATGGATGCAACAGGGTACTGGATGGAAACAAGTTAAAGTAGAACCTATTGTTATTATGAAAATTCCAGGAGTCTATATTTATCGTCCTGTTCCTATATACGATGGATTGTCGTATTTGCGTAATGAGATAGAATATACTTTATCACGCAATAGTGACGTTATAGCCTATAATAGTGCTCCTATTCTCAAAGTAGCAGGTGCAACTCAAGGAAAAGAAGACAAGGGAGAAAGCCGTAGGGTATTTCGTGTCGAAAATGGAGGAGATGTGTCATATGTTTCATGGGAACAGGCTATTGAAGCTTTAAAATATCATGTTGATACTCTTATCAAATTCTTTTGGAGTCAGTCCCAAATGCCGGACATCTCATTTGATAATATGAAATCACTTGGTAATATTGGCTTTGATGCTAGACAAACACTTCTTACTGATGCCCACCTAAAGGTTGGCGATGAAAGCGGTTCGTGGATAGAGGCCTTTGAACGTGAATGTAGTGTTATTAAGGCTTTTCTTAAAATGATGAATGTCTCTTGGGCGAGTGAAGTTGACAATGTAGAAGTTGAACATATTATAACTCCTTTCATACAAATGGATGAGGATGCCACTACTGACAGACTTATTAAACAAAATGGAGGTAAAGCTATTAAGAGTCAGCTTCAAACTATTAGGGAGGCAGGTTCTAATGATCCAGAAGCTACCCTATTGCAGATACAGAAAGAGGAAGCTGCAGCTTCTCAAAGTAGAATAAGCAATATTTTCGAACAATCGGAATAATAATCAAAATATAATCATTATGGTAAAAATAGATGTATTAGAATTTAGTAAAGAAAAACAGGGTTATTCTTGTGAGTTTACTTCTGTTGGCAAATGTGTAATACAGATAGACAGAGAGAAACATGGGACGCTTAGCTTATACGCAAAGTTGGAAGGTATGGATTATGCACTGTTGTATCAATACCCTTCTGCTCAATTCAATGATAATGTGATTTTTGAGCTTGATGTACAAAAGGGGCTTTCTATCAAGATACTAAGCACAGTCGGTGTCATGAGTGCGAAAATGTCTTATGAGGATGAAGATTTATAACCTGTCCGCCAACTTGTAGAAAAGTAAAGGCGGCGTAGGCATATGTTTGCGTTGCCAACTTAAAACTTAAAATCATGAAGAGAAAAATATCAAACTGGCTTATTAGATTAGTAGCGAAGATCACCCCACAAGAAAGATTAAGTAGTATTGAACAAGTTGATAACTACGAAGCAAAGAAGCTTGGTATCTGCCTTGTTCGGACTAAAAAAGAAATCAAGGATTACCGGAAAAAGAAAAAACTTGATGAAGGCTGGTCTAATCGGAAATCAGATGAAAAGTTAATCAAGGAAGTTAAGGATGAAGTCCGCCAATCAATTATCAGTTCGATCAACCAAAGGGAACTAATAGAATACTCCGTTGAAAAAATTGGTGATGAGCTACATGTTACTGGTGAAATCAAAGTATATATCAAGAAAGAATAGTATGAAAGTTCCAATAGATAATATAACTTTTGCTGAAAGTGAATATCATCGTGGAAACAAGATATGGAAAGCTCAAACACTCTACGATTTTGCTAAGGCAAAAGAATATCCGGTTCTTGATATGCCACTATGGAATATAGACCTTACAGCTGAACCATTTGAATGCAATCAGCTTCACAGTTTCATTTTTCAATGCAAACGGGTGAATCAATGCTCTCTTGAATATCCTATTATTCTTGACGAAGTAGGTCAAATTGCTGATGGCTACCATCGTTTATGTAAAGCGATATTGGAGGGAAAGGAAACAATTAAAGCTATCCGATTATTGGAAATGCCAGCACCTGATAGAATTTCGGAGGAATAAATATGAAAAAGCATACTAGAGTAGTTACAGTGGAATACATCGTACAAGATTGTCCTATTTGTGGTAAGATTATAGTAAAACATCATCTCTACCCTACCAAGAAGGATAAGAAAAAGTATATAAAATAATGGCAAAGCCAAAGATTCCAAATCAGAAAAAAAAATACCAAGAACTCAACAGGAGATTAAACAAATATGTAGCCCTAGTTGAGCAGATATATGATACCCTGAATTTGGAAGCAGCCAAAGCCGTTTCACTAACTAATTATTTCTCAGATAGTGATAAGCCGTTTAAATGGTCTGACTACCCTCAAACTAAAAAGCAAATTGACGATATACAGAAGCACTTTGTAGAGGATATAAATGCAACTATCTATCGTGGTACTACCGAAGAATGGAAGAACAGTAATGAAGCACAGGATTTAATAGTAAACAAAGTGCTAAAAGCATATAACGCCCAAGTTGACAAAGAAAAATATAAAATACTATATCAAACAAATTCAGATGCTTTGAAAGCATTCCAGAATCGAAAAGATAAAGGATTCAATATATCTGCAAAACTCTGGCAGCAATCTATGATCTACAAAGAAGAACTGGAGGCTGCGATCTCATGCGCTATTCAAAAAGGAACCAGTGCTGTTACGTTGAGTAAGCAAATAAGTAAATATCTTCTTGATTTCCCATTACTGCAAAAAGATTACAAAGACAGATATGGCAGTGCTGAACATATACAAGATTGTGAATATCGTTCCATACGTCTAGCCCGTTCAGAAATAAACATGTCTTATAGAGCAGCCGAAAACGAAAGATGGAAACAAATGGATTTCGTAGTCGGATATGAAATAAAGTTGAGTGGAAACCATAACTGCAAGGGAGTTCCTAAGGGACGGTATTATGACATTTGCGACCAACTTGCAGGAAAGTACCCAAAAGATTTTGAGTGGACAGGATGGCACCCTAATTGCTACTCAGATGATAGTGAAGTGCTCACAAGTAGAGGATGGAAGTTATTCAAAGATGTGCTTGACGATGACTTGATATTATCTCTAAATCCAAACGAAAGAGTTCCTGAATGGGTTGGATTTACAGACAGACAATGCTATTCACATAGCGGTAAAATGATTCGCTTTTTCAATAAGTCATTAGATTGCCTTGTCACGCCTGATCACAATATGGTTTATTTGAATAAGAATGATGGCAGAATTAGGAACTGCCAAGCGAATGAATATACAAAAGGGAAGGGTGCATTTTATCGTGGCTGCGAATATAAGTCTGATGATATTGATTGTATGACAATCGGAAGCACAGTCATTGATTTTGATTTGTTTTGCGAGTTCATGGGATATTGGTTATCAGATGGTAGCACAATACGTAAAAGTCAAGTTATTATATCTCAAAAAAAAGGAGAACCTGCAAGAAATAAAATCATATCACTAATAGAAAAACTTGGGTATAAAGTAACTGAATATGATGACGGTGTATGTTTTTATTCAGCAGACATTTGCCAATATTTGAAACGTTTTGGTGTATGCAATGAAAAATATATACCGAATGAAATAAAATCGTCATCCAAAAGGCAGATTGAAATATTCTTGAATGCTTTCGTTCTGTGCGATGGATATACAAGACCATTCAAGTCATTTGTTGGGAATAGAGGGAATGTATTCACTTCTAACAAAGAAGAACGAATGTTTTTCACTACTTCTAAACAAATGTCAGGAGATTTGTCTGAACTTATATTGAAATCAGGTAAAAGACCATCATTCTCTGTAAATAAGGCTGGAAAATCTCATAAAAGAAATGGAGTTGAAATAAAATCAAATTATGACTGCTACATTATACGTGAATGTTACTCAACTACATCAACAGTATTTGATAAAGAATATGTTTTGTATGATGGAAATGTTTATGACCTGACACTTGAACGTAACCATATCATGTATATACGCAGAAATGGAAAATGTTTTTGGGGTAGTAATTGTCGTTGTTATAAAGTTCCTATTCTCAAAACAGAAGAAGAATTCTGGGAATGGGATGGACGGAGCGATGTTTCCACCGAGAGCGTGAATGAGGTCAAGGATGTACCGGACAAATTCAAGCTGTGGATTAACGATAACATACATCGTGCCAAAAGCTGGGGCAGTTCTCCTTATTTCATCCGCGACAATGGGAAGTATATCCGTGAGGATTTTAAGGTAGATGTCTATAATAAGACAGAAAAGGTTTTTGTACGCAAACACAGGACTAATCTTGCTATGAGTCGTGTAGAATATTACAATAAAACCTATCCTCACATTCCAGAAGTGCAACAAGCGGCTGTCAATGCTTATACGCAGGCGGTGGGTAAAACAAACAAAGGTGCTACCAGCCGTGAAATAAACCGTAGACTCCGCAACAGTACGGAAGATGAATATGTTGACGTAGCAAGTAAATTGATAAGTCAGGCTTTATCCAAGTTACCTAAGCATGAAGGCATAGTGTACCGTGGTGAAACCATGAGCATGAAGAAGTTGCAAGAGCGCTTTCTAGACCATATCGGTGATGTAATTTCTGATAAAGGGTTTGTGTCTTCCAGTATATATGAAGATACTCCACGAAAATTTATATCTCATATGGGAGTGCCCAAAAGTTACAAGCGTGTTATCTTTGAAATTCAAAGTAAAAACGGACGGGATATCAGTAAAATATCAGAATTTAATGGTATCTTTACATTAGAAAACCAGCATGAAATTCTGTTTGACAGACAGAGTAAGTTCTTGGTGTCTGGGCTTCCAAGAGAACTTGATGGCATTATTCGCATTAAATTGATAGAGCAATGATAAAAGGTGTAAAAGTTATAGAACGTAGTGGTAAAAATGGTAGAGTTATCCATTTCCAGTACAAAGGTGTAGAATACTGGAATACAACTGAAAACTTTGAGGAGATGCAAGAAGAGGATTTCATTAAACTGCATGAGGAATCTATGAAGGATAAGGAACGATGGGCAGAAATCGATAAACGCATCGCCACTAAGCATGATTCCATGACAACCGAAGAACGCGAACGGCAAGATGAATCCGATCGCGTGGTTTTTGAACGATGGCAGGATGAAGCCAACACGAATGCTATTCTAGACGGTTACGAGTCGGAAAAAGGAGAAGACCCTGATTTCAATCCGTTTAGAAAAAAATAATGATTAGCCTTTGATTTCATCTATAAAATTTATAAGTTTGCAATGTGACGGTCACCTGAAGGATAAAGGACATAGGTAATATATTTAATGAGGCAACCGATTAGGCTGCCTTTTTTGATGTATTGCCTAATATATTTCCCAATGTATATCCCAATAAAAGCAAATGTTTTTTCTTTCTTTCCTTTCCGATTTTTGCACCATGTTAAACAGACAGAAGTGCAAGTGTACATAGCTCCAAAGTCACAAAAATGGAAGATATGGAAGATAAAATTAATCAGATTTTAGTTTATACCCTATTGGCGGCAAAAAATGTGCTGACATTAGAAGATACATCACTATTGACCGGACTTAGTAAAAGTCACTTGTATAAACTCACTTGTAATCGTCAAATACCGCACTATAAACCTAATGGAAAGCAGCTGTACTTTGATCGTACTGAAATAGAAGCATGGATGAAGCAGGGGAAAGTGAATACCATTGATGAAAGTGAACAGATGGAAGTTGTGTATTTAGCAAAGGCTTCCAGAAAGTAAGGAGGTAAGCTATGGGAAAAAGAAAAGGGCAGTCTCCACAACCACCCAATTCCATGATGATGAGGCAAAGATAGAAAAAGAAAATGGAATAAACAAATACCTAAAAGCATATAGATATCTTAAAGAATAACCGCTGATGTACAACTACATTCAGTTTCACGGCACGGAGTACAAGACTACTTTCGTGCCGTGCGTTTATTATGAAAGTTTAACGTTGAATATGGCTCTTTAAATGTCACTTTTACTACCTTTGTAGCAGATGCGTATGAAGACGTACGCCACAGAACTTGTCGTAAAGACTCATTGCTCTAATGTTTAGTAAAGTTCTAGCGAATAGTCTGCTGGCATACGTGCTATGCAGGCTATTTTTAGTAACTAAAACATTGTACAATGGAAAGAAAACAACAAGTGTTTGTAAAATTGAAACTTAAAGCGAAGGCGCTAGGGTTCAATTCAAGGGAATTAAAGGGTATTGCTGCCAAGATTGCCGATAACCTTACTTCCGCAGATGATGCCTCAGATGAAGACGTAAATGCAGAAATTGACAAAGAGATTGACTCCGCACTACGTTACTTACCTTTCGGCCAGTCACAAGCCAATCGCTTGCTTGATGAATGGAAGAAAAATCACCCTGAAACAGATGACGACGACAACGATGACGATGACGACGACGGAGCTTCGGATAATCAAAGACGTCAAGCTGGTTCAAACACCAAAAATCCCAAAAACAAAGGAAAGAATGATGATGCTCCGGAATGGGCTAAAGGTTTAGTTCAGACAGTACAAACACTGAATGACGAAATCGCAGCATTGAAAGGTGAAAAAGTTACTACTACACGTAAAGAAAAACTTGAATCCTTATTGAAAGATGCTGGTACATTCGGTACTCGCACATTGAAATCCTTCAATAAAATGAAGTTTGAAAATGATGAAGAGTTTGAAGAATTCTATTCCGAAGTTGAGGAAGATTTAAAATCTTACAACCAAGAACGCGCTGATGCAGGACTTTCCAGCTTAGGAAATCCTCCAGGTGCGGGAAGTAAGAAACAAGAAAAAAATGAAGTATTAACTGACGAAGAGGTCATAGCAATGGCTAAAGGCCTTTAATCAAAAACAAGTTAAAAATGGGTGCAAAAGCTGATTTAGTCAACGAACAAGAAACAATCTTAACCGGAATGGATTCGATTGTTATTCGTAACTATTTGGGCGGAATTATGAATGGTCGGACGTTAGACATGACTGGATTTAAGCAGTCTGTAATCAAAGCCGGGCATATCGTTATCCGCGATACAGAAAATGATACTTATAAGCCAATGCCTGTTAATTCAGCAGGTACAGCCTACGAATCATTGCCAGGGAATCATGAATATGTTGGTGTTGTTGTTTGTTCCAAGCCTGCCGATAAACCATTCGTTGGTATCATGTATGCTGGCGAAGTGAATGACGTGGCAAGCCCTTATCCTATTGACAGCATCAAGGCTGCATTAAAAACGGCATTGCCACAACTAACTTTTTTACACGATTAAAAGGAGGTGAAAGATGAATGAATCATTATTTATTGAATTTGTAAGAAGAATATGGCCTAAATTGAGTCTATATGTGAAAGAAAAGATCAATGGAACAAACCAGAATTTGACCTATCTTCACAAAACGATGCTTACTAAGGTATATTCTCCTGATCAAAAATGGGAAGGCACATCTGCTAACACTACATATGTAGCTGCTGATATGGTAGCTATGGACTCTCCCTTGTCTCCAAAGAAACGTGACTCTATTGCTCGTTCTAGTGGAGTATTGCCGAAAATTGGTATTAAGAAAATTTTGAGAGAAACTCAGATCAACGCTATCAATATCATGAAAGCGCATTTATCTAATGCCACTACGGAAGAAGCGCAAAAATCTCTTAAAAATAGAATTTTCTCTCGTTTAACAGATGACGGAACCGCATGTTCTGTTGGTATTGACGAAAGAAATGAGGCTAATTTCCTTACTGGGCTTTCTGATGGGGTTATTGTTGTTGAAGATGATGATGATAAGAACACCGGTCTTGGTTTGCGCGTTAAATACGGCTATTTACCTAGTCATAGTTTTGGCGTTGTTACTACTGGGGAAGTTACAGGAGATGATATCGAGAGAGTTATAAGCAAAGCTAATGATGACGGTAACAGTATTTCGGTCATTATGCTGGCTTTATCTACATATAACAAAATGCGTCAATCTCAATGGGCTAAAGAATTAGCCGCAAATTATCGAGGACAAACCTTTGATAATGAGACTAAGCTGCCTGTACCTACTTCTACATTATTTGATGAAGCGTTCTCTGACCAATATAACGGTATCTCATTCCTGAAGATTGACCGTTCAGTAACTTATGAAAAGAACGGTAAAAGGGTATCTTATAAACCGTGGAACGCGAATAAATTGATATTTCTCCCTTCTGCTGATAATGTAGGCTCTTTTGTATGGGGAACTTTGGCTGAAGCGACTAATCCTGTTAATGGAGTGGAATATACTACCGTTGATGAATACAAGTTGATCAGCCGTTACTCTAAGACAGATCCGTTACAGGAATTTACAAACGGACAGGCTATTTGTTTGCCGGTTATCGAAAACGTAGACCAAATCTATTCTTTGGATATACTGGAAGCCCAAACTGTAAACACTACAGAAGAAGAGAAGGATGCCGCTGATGTCAAAATTACAATTTGGGGAGCAACTTACAAAAAGCCGGAGTTTGTGACGGAATATAACAAGATTGCAGGCAAGAACCTGACTTCCACCGTTTCCGATGATAAGCTAATCGCAGCAGTCAACAGATTGAGTGACGCAGACGAAGAAGCATTGAAAAAGGCGGTTGAATCTCATAAAGCATCGTAAGTCATGAAGACAATTCAGCAAGCCCTCATAGACGAAATACATTATCCGATCCCTATCGGTTTTGTAGAGAATGTGATGATTAAACGTAATCTCAATGGCGATGATGAGTTTAATTATGACATATCTCATTCCAACGAATATCAGGGAGCTCTAGCTGATTGTCTTTGGTCTTTGGTTCAGGCTATCAATTTCTCTGAAGCAGACAAGTCCTTCGGGGCTTTGTCTGATAAAGATAAGAAACTAATACTGTTGCATGTTAACTCCATCTACGATACCATTGGTGAACCTTCGGTAGAATTGGAACCAAAGCCAAAGGTATATGTAGGTGATTGCTTGTCGTAGAAATGGCTGTATTGAATAGAAAACCTCACCGTTTGCAGTACCTTGTATCTAGTTCTGGATATGAAGATGAAAATGGTGATTATCATCTAGGTTCATCTGAATGGAAAGGCTCAATTCCTTGTGATGCCGTGCCTTCTGGGAAGGCGGAAGAAAGAGAGTTTGAGGATGGTGTTGTAAGAAGCTATTCATATACGGTATGTCTTCCAAGCAATTGTCAAACCTTTACTATTGGTGACAGGGTTAAGATAAGTCTTCTCGGAGGAATTGAAAGGGAATTTGAAGTAAAAGGTTTCCATCGTTACCAACTTCAGTGCAAAATTTGGGTTTAGTATTATGGGCATAAGAATGACTACCAAGCTGGATGAAATTCATAAGGTTCTTATGAAAGAAGCAAATCGGGTTGAAAGGCTAACAATACGCGCTTTGTCTTACCTTGGGGAACAATGTGTTTCACGAGTACGTGACAGAGAAGGTAATAAAAGTTGGTATGATCAGTCCGGTAACCTGCGAAGTTCAGTTGGCTATGTAATAGCTTATAACGGTAATATTATCCAATACTCAGACTTCAATCAGATAAAGCAAGGCTCGGAAGGCGTAAGTGTAGGTAAAAACTTGGCCAAGGAACTTGTAAGGAGGTATCCTAATGACTATGTGCTTGTTATAGTCGCAGGAATGAACTATGCTGAATATGTGGAAAGGAAGGATAATAAGGACGTACTTGCATCAACGGAATTGTGGGCGATGGACCAAGTTCCCAAGATGCTTGAGAAACTAAAAAGACAGATTGCTAAATAATGAAATCAGACATTGAAATAGCTAAGTTTGTCTATCACAAAATTAAGGGCACAGACCTTGAAAGGAATGTTACCGGCAAATTAAGTGATAGAGGAAGACCAAACAAGTCAGACAAAGAGGATATTGTTATATCTGTACTTGCCAATGAAGGATGTGGCCAAATCCAAAGAGCTTATGTTAATGTCAATGTGTATGTCCGTGATTTATGGAATTCGGAAACAAAGGCGTGGGAAAAAGATACTCTACGCGTAGGTAAGCTGTGTGAATTATGCAAATTCCTTATCTCCATACGAAAAGATGAATACCACACAACCCCATCAAAATGTAGCCAAAAAACCAGTCCTACAAATACACCTTTTGAGGACGGACATACAGAACATTTCATTAATAACAAATTGTACATTGAGATAAATAACGAATAAGTATTAACTATATTAAGTGATATAGAACTATGGCAGTAATCGGATGGGGTAAACCCCGAATTTTCGTAAAAGACTTGGATGCTTCTTCGCCCAAATGGGAAGAGCTTCCTACACCCGTGGAAGATTCCACACAGTTGACAACAACAAAAGGCGACAAACAAGAAGCCAAAATTGAAGGTGGAGAAAATGAAGATGTCAAGTATGGTAAAAACACCTATGCCCTTGTACTCAACATACGTGCAGCAAAAGGCCGCAAAAGACCTATCAACGACAGTGATGGCGTAGTTGCTCACAATTATGCTGTTGCACTACAACCGGAAGATCCCGAAGTTCCTGGATTTTGTATGGGAAAGACAACAGTGTCAGTTGAAGATACGTTTACTAGTGCAGATGGTGGTGTGTGGGCATATACATTTGACGCTTTAAAATATGCCGCTGAAAAGAAACAAGTTCAATGGGGTAAAATTATTGTTACTCCTACAACAGGATCACCTATTACAAAAATAGAGTGTGACCCGGACGACGAAGACGGTGATGGAGACAAGTTTGAAGTCGCCCCCAATCCCGGCATAGGCGGATAATTTACAATAGATATAGTTTAAACCTTTGTGCATCTGCTTTATAGATGCACACTTGCGGATTAAGCACACACAGGCGTGCGTCGCTCTACCAGAGTGAAGGGGATGGTGCAGGTCCATCAGTCCGCTCTAGGTCTTTTTGTTCAAATCTGAAATTGGTGGTCTGTGAAGATAGCCAATTTGTTTTCTAAAAGGTAATAGTATATGATTGAAGATCGAAAAATAATAGAAATGAATATTGCTGATACCATAATGGAAAGGCCATACGGCTTTCAGGTTAATAAGCGACATTTTTATCTATATCCAATAACGTTAGGCAAAACGTATCTACTCTCAAGACTTATTGAAAGCCTTGATATGAATGCTGATATTATAAAATCAAACCCATACATGGAGGCTTTAAGATTATGCCAAGAAAAAAAAGATATTGTTTGCCAGCTACTATCATATCATACGCTCAACAAGAAAGAAGAACTATTTAATAGCAGAATTGTAAATAGTAGATGCCAGTTTTTGAGAAAAAATCTTTCAAATGAAGAAATGGCGCAACTTCTTGTTATGGTTCTTACTAAAGATAACACGGATGAGTTTATCAAATATTTCGGAATTGACCGGGAACGTAAAGAACTATCTAAAGTTTCAATGATAAAAAACAAGAAAGGCAATTCCATCACTTTTGGCGGTAAAAGCGTATTTGGTTCTCTAATATTACCAGCATGTGAAAAACTCAACATGACTCCACAGCAGATTGTATGGGAAATTAGTTTTTCATTCCTTCAAATGTTGATGGCAGATGCTATTACTTCCGTATATCTTACTGACGAAGAAAAGAAAGAAGCCCGTATTTCCAATGACAGGACATTTGTCAATGCAGACGATCCGAAAAACATGGAAAAGATAAAAGCTATGAAATGGGATTAAATACGAAGAATAGAACAATTTTAAAAATTAGGGATAAAAAAATCACGGGGGTTATACAAAAATCCTCGTGATTTATAGGTAAAACTGAACAATTTTTTAATAATTACTCTAAAGTTATTGTAGTATTGTTAGCTACTGATGCATCAAACTCATAACCAATTTTCATTTCAGCTTTAGATCCACAAGGAAGAGGAAGACATGTGAAACAAAAGATTACTACTGATAGAGGAGTACGATTTTTCCCAGTAATATAAACTTCAGAAGATGAGAAGTTTACATTATCTCCGGATGAAAGAGTTAAATAACGTAGTTTAATACCTAATCTTCCTTTAGTTCCAAACCATGACGATCTTTTTGCTTCATATACTATTCCCTTAGCTATAGTTCCAGCAGGAATAGCTACTATTTTATCTACAATAACATCCCTAGAAACTTTAAAATCGATATTCTGCCCTTCATGTACTTGAGAGGCTCTAACATTACTTATGGCTTCCAAAGGAACAACAGTACCAGCTTTAATGATAACTTCTTTCTTTTCTTGAGCAAATCCCATTATTGAATAAATAAACACCGCCAGTAATAATAAAATATTCTTCTTCATAATTATTGAGTTTTTATTTTTACAACTTTTCTATTGCCATTTTAATTGATTCTTCAAGTCTATCCGCATATTTGAATATATCATCTATGCTATCAATCTGAATCCAGTCGCAGCTTTTGTATTTGTTTACTGGTATTCCTATTTGCTTCTTTCTTGCTCCAATAGAAATACGACATATCCAATACCATTGACTGTTGTCTAAACTTATAACGAAATAAGTCTTATAGTCTTTATATGTAATCCGTGAAGCGTCTACACTACGCCTAAGTATGCTTCTCACGATATTATAAGCATCCATTTCCTCTTGTGTGGTGATAATCCCTGCTTCTTTATCCATATAAACTATCCCTTCAGGTAGTTTGTTTTCTGTATTTTCTTTGGGAGAATTAGGTAAATTACTAGAAATATTAGTTGTGTCTTCAACCTGTTCGTCATTTTTCATTGCTGTATTAAGCCTTTCAGCTATGATATCATTTATTACCATAGACATTGACTTTTTTACAAGCGGGGTGAACATTTCAACTACCTTTTGTGTGATTTGCCCGGTTGTGTATATTTGTTTTGCAAAGAATCTAACAAAATCAGATGTAGGAGATTGTATTTCTTTGTTGAAAATTTCCTTTATCTCCGTTGTGTATTTTAATTCATTTGCTGTGCTAAGTACATTGTTTTCATTGTAATAAGATTTGTGGAATTTTTTCAGCTGTTCTATGTCTGCATCAGACAGATCTAGCATATTTACAACTAAGAATGGCCTTTCATCCATAATGTTAACCTTCTCCAAATCGGTATAGAAACGGTATTCTATGCCATTGGTGAGGACTCCAAAGCGAGACTTAGAGGCTACGAAATATTTTTGTAGTTGGGTGTCATGCAGATTCAAGTCTTGTTTGCAATGCTTACACTCTATAAGAAGTATCGGGTTTTCGTCCTTCATTATAGCATAGTCAATCTTTTCTCCCTTCTTTTTGATTAAGTCACAGTCCATTTCCGGAACAACTTCGAAAGGATTAAAGACGTCATAACCTAAAGAAGCTATCAATGGCATTATGAAAGCATTTTTTGTGGCTTCTTCTGTAGATATGCTATCTTTTTGTTTTTTTATGCGGTCTGACAGTTGTAAAATTTGATCCTTGAAATCCATATTTTTACAGTTTTACAATAACGTTTGTACAAATGTATTTTATATAACAATACAAACAAAATTAAAGATAAAAAAATAATGTATTAAATATGTTTTTCTTATAATGGTGGCACTAACTGCGTCATTTTTGTTATCTTTGTATTGCCGTGTAATGTTGCACGGAACTATTTCTATCGAAAAGACTTATGGCTGGATTACACTTTGATATCACTGGCGATAACTCCAACTTCATACGCAAATTACATGAATGTGAGAATGGAGTAAGAAACACTTCTAAACAAATAGAACAAAGTGGGTTAAGTATTGAAGATCTATTTAACCGTATGACTAAAGCTGCTGCTGCTTTTGGAGCGGGATTTACAGCGAAAGAGTTGATTTCAAATATTGCTCAAGTTCGCGGTGAGTTTCAACAATTGGAAGTTGCATTTAAGACAATGCTTGGCAGTGAGGATAAGGCGAATGCCCTCATGCAGCAATTGGTAAAAACGGCTGCTACCACTCCTTTTGACCTTCAAGGCGTAGCAAATGGAGCTAAACAACTCCTTGCTTATGGGGAAAATGTAGAAAATGTCAATGACGATTTGATACGTTTGGGTAATATTGCTGCTGGTTTATCCCAACCTCTTGGAGATATCGTTTATCTTTATGGTACTACAATGACCCAAGGTCGTTTATATACACAAGACCTCAATCAGTTCACTGGTCGTGGTATACCTATGATTCGCGAACTAGCAAAGCAATTTAATGTTGCGGAAAATAAAGTTAAGGGACTTGTTGAAGCCGGAAAGGTTGGTTTCCCGGAAGTTCAAAAGGTTATCATGTCACTTACTAATGAGGGCGGAATGTTCTACAACCTTATGCAAGAACAGTCAAAGACGATTACTGGACAAATCTCTAACATAGAAGATGCTATTGCTACCATGTTCAACGAGATAGGCAAGGCTAACGAGGGCATCATTAACGATGCTTTATCTGGAGTTTCCTACCTAGTTGAAAACTATGAGAAAGTGGGAAGAGTACTGTTAGAAATCGTAGGAACCTATGGAGCATATCGCACCGCCCTAATGGTTACAAGTTCTTTGCAAGCTTTACAAGCATCAGGGATTATGGCTTTGACAGCAAAAGAAGCTGCTCACTATGGATGGTTAGTCTTAACTAAAAAGGCTCAAGATGCTTTGAATTTATCAATGCTAAAGAACCCGTATGTATTAGCTGCAGCTGCTGTTGCTGGATTGGCTTATGGCATTTATAAACTTGCTACAGCAGAGACTGAAACAGAAAGAGCCGTTCGCAAAACAAACGAAGCACTTGAAGCACAAAAGAATCATTATGAAAGTATAAAGAACAAAGCAAGTGAGCTATCAAATACTTTAAGTAATGAATCCAAATCCACAGAAGAACGTTTCATTGCATATCGCCAATTACAGCGTTTAATGCCTGAAGTATTCCAAAATATGGATTGGGAAACTGCAAAACGAAAGACAAATGCGGAGCTTATTAAACTTGAGACCGATGAACTTTTAAGGCGGCAACGTATTGGCTTAAAGACTAAGGTTGTAATGTCTCAACAAAAAATACAAGGTCTGGAAAACAGTATAATTAAAACTGATAATAGAGGAGGGTATACGGGGGCATTGAAAGAAGATTTATCTGCTGCAAGAAAAGAACTTGAAATTTATACTAAAGCTTTAGATGATTTTGAGAAAGCAGACGAACAAGCTAAAAAGGATGCTAACAAGCCTACTGTCTACAATAAGGAATATTGGGAAGGGAAGAAGAAAGAAGCTGAAGATGCCCGAAATACTTTGGACGTTTCTAAAAAGAATTCCGATGAATGGAATAAATATACTAAACAAATACAAGAAGCGCAAAAACAAATAGATAAGTATTCGGACTCTAAGACAATCAATAATTATAACTCCATCATAGACCAGCAAAAGAAAATCTCCGAACTATTAGACAAGCAAACAACCGAAAGGAAGCGCAAGGAACAAGATCTGGAGAATCAACTTACCCAGTCTCGTATTGACGCTATGGCAGAGGGAGAAGCCAAGATTCGTGCACAACGTGAATTGGATAACAAGAAGGAGATACAAGACTTAGAACGTCAACGGGAAGATTATATCCGAACGGAGATCAAGCTTCAGCGAAAGGCTTTTGATGAACAGGAAAATTTGCGGGCGAAGCAGACTAAGTACTATAAGAAGAGAACGTTTGATCCGTCTACAGTGAAAGTAGATACGGCCGCTTTTGATAAAATTTTGAATAATACTATTCTACGACAAGATATTTATCCTTATCAGGAAGAAATGAAATACTGGAATGAATATCTTAAAGAATATGGTACATTTCAACAAAAAAAAGCTGCCATAAACGAAGAATATAACTTTAAAATCAGTGAAGCTACCACCAAGGGCGCTAAGAAGTCCTTGGAAAAAGAGAAAGAAAATAAACTGAAGGAAGTTAGCTTTGAAGAACTAAAATCATCTATCAATTTTGCAAACATATTCGGAAACCTTGATGCTCAGTCTACCGAGGCACTGGTTAAGATGCGTGATAACCTGAAAGAGGTTATAAATAAAGCAGCTAAAGATATAAAACCTACTGATCTTAAAGCGTTGCAAGATGCCTTCAAAGAAATTGATCTAAAAATAACAGTACGTAATCCCTTGGGAGAACTGAAAAATAGTGCAGATAATTATCGTAATGCTACATCTGCGGTAATCAAGGCTCAAGAGGATTTAAATACTGTTATTCAGGGAGGAGAGGTAATAACTAAAGTATATACCGATGAGAACGGAAAATTAACTACTAGATTACTGACTCTTACCCAAGCAGAAAATAACTTGGCCGCTGCTCAATCTAACAGACAACAAGCCTTGTCTAAGTTAACTCAAGCGGCAAATTCTATCGGGCAAAAAGGTATGGAGGTTGTAAATGCTGGCAATGACGTTGTTGGAATGCTTGAAAACTTTGGGGTAAAGGTTCCAGAAGCCATAAGTAAGACTTTGGATGGTATAGGGCAGGTAATGAGTGGGCTGGAACGAATAGACTTAACCAAACCTTTTAGTGCTATCACAGGTGCAGTTAGCGTTTTGGCAGGCGTTGGGAATACTATTGCCGGATTATTCGGTTTTGGTGGTGCTGACTATTCTCGTTACAATGAAATGGTTGATGAGTATAACAAGTTAAATGAAATATGGGATGAGTTAATTGATAAGAAAAAAGAATACATAGATATGTCTTATGGTGATGAAGCGCGTAAAGCAGGAGAGGAAGCCATAGACCTAATTGGAAAGAAACTACAAAGCAATATAGAACTAGGTATAGAAAGGCTAAATAGTGGTGCTTCTGCAGGTTCTCATTCTATTGGAGTGAGAATTCGTAAAAGTATGAGCAATGAGGGGTGGAGACAATGGGATGAATTTGCTCAATCAATAGGGATAGATCCAGATGCCATTGGCGGAAGGTTAACAGGTTTGTTCAGTTTGACGGCAGAACAATTATCTAAATTGCAAGAGGATGCTCCTACTTTCTGGGCTAAATTGGATGACGATGTAAAGGGATATTTGCAGGATATAATCGACTGCAACGATGAAATTGAAAATATGAAAGAGCAACTGAAAGAAACTATGACCGGTGTCTCTTTTGATTCTTTTTATGACAATTTCGTGTCTACTTTATCCGACATGGATAAGGATAGTAAGGATTTTGCAGATGATTTTGAGAATTATCTTAAAAATGCAATACTTTCTAATCTTATAGCTAATAAGTATAGAAATAAGATAGAGGCCTTGTATGATGACTGGGCGAATAAATCTGACAGCAATGGAGATGGTATTTTTGATTTAACATCTTCAGAAGCGGATGAGTTGAGAAAAGCGCAACAAGCGTTGGCTGAAGAGATGATCGCAGAACGTGATGCTATGGCAGAAGTTTTTGGGTGGACATCTTCTGCTTCTTCTCAGGAATCTTCCAAGAAAGGCTTTGGCACCGAAATGACACATGAGGATGCCGGAGAGTTGATCGGTCGTTTCACAGCCCTTCAGATCGCTGGTGAAGAAATCAAGAATCAAATGATAGCTGTCGTTATGGGGATAAACTCTCTCACAAGTATATCGTCTGTTGGAAATGAAGTGCTCAACAACATTTTAACCCAGCATGTCATAACAAATAGTTATTTAGATGATATTGCCAAATATACGAAATTGCTAAATGATATAAAGACTGATATATCCGAAGTAAGAATTAATACTAAAGGACTCTCTACTCGCTAATTCTAAACTGTAAAATATATATAATATGCCCAAAGGTGAACTTTTTATAAACAATAAAGATTCCTATGATAATTGGGGAATCAGTATGGATACATCTTCTTTATCAGCATTGATGACTCCTCCTCCTAATAAAGAGTTTATAGAGAATAAATCAAGACTAGAACATGGCAAGCGTGTAATAGCCGCTACCCCAAAAGTAGATGAGCGTAGTCTCACCTTAACCATTAATCTCACTGCTAAAAATGAAGATGAGTTTTTTGAAAAGTATGATAGCTTCTGTCAGGAATTGGCTACTGGTGTATTAAATATTAGGTCTAAATATCAGCCTAATATAGTTTATCGCACAATATATCTTTCATGCAATCAATTTACTCAGTTTATGAGGGGAATCGCCCACTTTTCATTAAAGATAGTAGAACCTAATCCTATGGATAGAAATATTAACGATTAGAATGACACTTTTAATGTCATTTTTTGTATTTTTGTATCAAACATCATATGAAGGTATACGAAACTTATGATAGACATCAAAGACATATCCGGCAACATTCGTTTTTCTACTTCTATCAACGAAGGATCAAAGCGGCACTTTCTTCTGATGAAGGAAGACTATATAACTTTGAAGTTTTCTCTTGCAGATCCTATCTACTTTCAACTAGGAGATGGTATAGATAACGAAATTGGCATGTTTGAGCTTGTAGACTTGTACAAGCCCACCTATAATTCTACAACCGGTGGTTATGATTACGAACTCCGGCTGGACGCCTACTACTGGAAGTGGAAAAACAAGAAGTTTTTCTATACTCCGGAGAGTACCGGTCGCGAGGCGAGCTGGAACCTGACAGCCACTCTTGACGTTCATCTTAAAGTCTTCCTTGATAACCTGAAATCACTCGGATACAAATATAGAGAAGAGGATTTTAAATATGAGATTGACACTACGGTTGAAAACACTTCCAAGCTCGTTTCGTATGATAGCGTAAACCTGATTGATGCCCTTACCCAAATGGCGGAGACATGGGAGTGTGAATGGTGGATAACTGATAAGACAATTCATTTCGGACGTTGCGAATACAGCTCTCCCGTAGATTTCAAGGCCGGAGATTTGACAGATACTGAGGATGTAAACGTAAGCTCCATGCAGCGTAGCGATAGTCAGACGGTTTTCGCTACTCGTGTTTATGCCTTTGGTTCAACGCGAAACATTCCTTCTACTTACCGTAAGAATCTTATTTTTGATGTCAAGCAGGCAAACGGTAGGGAAATATCCGATACGGCAAGACCGCTTGATGTAAAGTATTTCCCAAGTCGCGTCGTTCACAAAGAAGAGTATCCGGTAAAGGAAAGTATAGGTAGTGGCAGTTTTACTGCATCTTATGTAGAATGGACGCATGACACTGATATCGTAACTTCGTTACCTGCAGGAGATTATAAGGTTTCATCAGGAGAAGGCATATCAATTAATGTATCCACGGTTATTCCTTCAATCGGATCAGGACGTTCTTTTCTTCCTGCCGGTGATTATGTTTTGAGGGCATCTTATGTCTATAAATTATCTGGTGTAACTAAAGAAGTTTCTATAGGTAATCAAACGGTTACCTTATCCCAAGAGCAGCAGTACGAAGTCTCTGCTGTGTTTGCTGTCGCTTCTTCTTTGCAGATTGAAGGGAATGCTACTGATTTAAAGATCAGGATATACGCACATGTCCCATCCCGTGAATCCTCTATTCTGAATGATTCTTTCTCGGCTTATGTTTCGTATGATATAACTCTATTCAAAGGATCGTCGGCAGATGCTACAGTGACCTTTCTTTCCGGACTAAATTCGGGTAAGACATTCTCCTGTGTATATAATCCGGACCATTTAATCGGTGATTCCGCTAACGTAATACAATTGCCTAGCGGAGTAACGGCCTCGCTCGGTGATAGATATACAATTGACAACATCATTAAGGGAAAGGTTCCTGACAGCTACTTTAGCAAAGATGACAAGGAGCTTACTTTAAATGGTGTGGTCCAGAAACGTCTTATGCTCCCGGAGGAAGTTCCTTATGTGGATGCTTACCGTTATAGTCCTACTGGAGAACGTATATACATTGGTGAAACTCATTATGATGACAATAATAATGTGGAGATGTCGCAGGAAGAAGCTGTAGAGGGAATTGTCATCTTTGAAGATGAACATCCCAAATATGTCGGCACATTATCAAATGTAACATACCGGGAGGAAGATGAACTTGACGAGGACGACAATCCAACCGGAGACAAGTATCGTATCTATACGTTCAAGGATGCAGGGTTGAAGAATTTTACAAATGACTTCCGGCTGGACGGAGAAAGTTTCCGCTTGACCTTTCAGACGGGCAAACTCGCCGGCCTGGACTTTGAGTTACTTCTGCAGGAGAGTGATGATTCCGGTACCACTTTCGAAATTGTGCGTAATGAGGATTACGGCCGTTACCTTCCTGATGACATTTTGTTTCCTGCTGATTCTGACACATATGTTCTTTATGGTTTTGATACGGCTTATGTCTCAGAAGAATTGATTCCGGAGGCCGAAGATGAGTTATTGAAAAAGGCAAAAGACTATGTCAAAAAGTCTATGATTGATCCTTCCACCTACGATTGTGATATGGACCCTGAGTTCATCTATAATAATGAGAATATTATCACCTATGAGGTGGGAGACAAAGTTAACCTGATCAATAAGGCTTTCTTTCCTAAAAGCAGACAATCCAGAATAATTGGTTTTGAGTGGCCGCTGGATATTCCTTACGATCATCCAATTTATACGGTTGGAGAGACTGCCTCATATTCGCGTATAGGCGAGATAGAAAGCAAACTTGATTCTCTTACATACAAGGGACAGGCATATACCGGTTCTGTGTCAGGAAGTGGAGGAACGAGTATATATCTCATCGGTTTGAATGACAAGACTGTTCCTACGGATCGCAATACATTTTCGGCAAAAAGAATTATTGATGAGATTGAACGTCGCTCCCTTAGCAGCATTGAAGATGACAAAGCAGAAGGATTGATAACTTTCGGTAAGGGATTTGTGTCGGAAGGATTTTCTGCAGCTAACGGTGGCCTTGTAGTTCGTGGCGGAGAATTGATAGAAGAAGTTGAAGATTCATTGATTGAAGAATTAGAATAATATGGCAATACTAAGTAACGGTAAGTTCTACGGATTTCTTTGTTCTGTGAAAGCGACAGGACGTAAGTTGTCGAACGGCGTAAAGGAATACGTCGAAGACTTCGTGTCCGGATTTGCCGGTCATGGATGGAAGCTGTGGGAGTATATCAAGGGTAAATGGAAACTGGAGATAGACAGTCTCGTTGTTCGCGAGACAATGGTCGTTTTTGAGCTTCTTATTCAGAAGATCCGCGCGGTGAAGGGTGCACTGGGTATCACTCAGGCATGCGGTCGTATAAAGACTGCCACGCTGGATGAGTCCGGACAAAACTGGCTGGTCACCATAGAGGATGAGATGTCTTTTGTCGCACACGATTTCATCCGGTGCCAGGATTGGACGAATGGTACCCTTAAAGGCTATTGGGTCGAGATAGCCGAAATACGCAAGATTGACGGTGTTGATACAATCGTCATACCTGTCAGTGAGTTCACCGGCGGTATAGGTTACACAGACGGCATGGAGGCTGTTGATCCGGCATTGTCGGGTATGACTACTCCGGCTGTCAGTGATGAGATTGTCCAGTTCGGTAACTCGAAGGATGTAAATCGTCAGAGTGCGATCTATTTGCATGCCGATGAAGGTGGACAGCCTGCAATCGATATTCTGTTTGGTATCAACAGCAAGAGTTTTGCCGGTTGTACGAAAATCCGTATGGGCGGTGATATTCCCGGAACAGACGGGCTTAAGGGTTTCTATTGCGAAAATGGTATGATCAAAGGTACAGACTCTAAAGGGCATGTCGTTTACTGTATCTATCCGGACGGTACTGCTGAGTTTGGAGACGGATCAGCCCGATTTGCTACAGATAAATCCGGTCACATAGCCGGAGGTGCCATTTCGTGGTATTGGGACGCATCGAAAAAAAAATATGTGTGCTCCATGAAGGGAGTGGTCTTAACGTGGGATAATCTGGACGAGGAAACAAAGGAAAATCTCAAGGGCGAACCGGGTAAAGATGGCCAGGACGGTACGAATGGTACTGACGGCAAAGACGGTACAAGCCTCATTTTTATGGGGGAATTCTCTTCTGCTCCGGCAAATCCTCAGAACGGATACTGGTATCGTAATACTACCGACAAGAAATGCTACGTATACCAGGATGGCGCATGGTATGTGATGACTGAGGATGGTAAGAATGGTCTTGACGGAGAAGGAAGCATCTCTGCTGATCTTGACGATGAAATGCAGTCTGTAGCTTGCTCTCTGGACGGGACGGTGGTATTCGGTTTACCTGTCACAACAACATTCTCTATGTTCTACGGAACAACCGAGCTTCCTCTTGATTCTCTTTCTGTAGGCAGCATCACAGGCGTGACAGCAACGGCTGATCGTAGCACAGGGATAGTTAAGGTAACAGCTATTACTGCTGCGGTGGCTGATGTAATTCGTATACCCATAACGGGACGGGTAACATACAAAGGTTCTCAGTATGAACGTACCCTGCATTTATCGATAAACAAAGTGAAGCCGGGGGAGAATGGAGAGGATGGGACTGACGGAACAAATGGTCAGAACGCGGTCATTTACTCGCTTCAGCCATCGACCAATATCATAAAGAGAGATGCTGACGGGAACAGTGATGTCTCGAATATATCCTGCCGGGTGATGAAGACCGACGGAGCTTCTACTGTCGTATCCTCTCTGCCAGTTGGCTACTCAATGGATTATATTATAGACTCAGGAAATGCGACTAGCTATACTCCGGATAAGCAAATATCCGTCTCCGGGATAACAGATAAGATACAGTTCCGGCTTTACAATGAAACATCGGGAGTAGTACTGATCGACCGCGAAACGATTGCTGTTGTCTCAGACGGGAAGAAGGGGCTTGACGGTATAAATGGTGAAGATGGCAAAGACGGGCTCAGTATTACGTGGAAAGGGGATTTATCAAGCGCTCCTGCCAATCCTCAAAAAAACTGGGCTTATCGCAATACCAGTAATGGTATCGTCTATATCTATAACGGCACCGCTTGGGAGTTGATGGTTGCGGACGGTCAGGACGGAACAGATGGTACTGACGGCACGGATGGCCTGAGTGTTTTCATTACATACCATGACAGCGAAGATGAACCATCCCGTCCGACCGGAAGCGGGACAAGCGGAGGATGGCACACTAACGCAACAAAAGATGTTGTCTGGATTTCTCAGAAAGTCGCTTCAAGCGCTTCTTCCGGCACATGGGGTGATCCTATACGATTCAAGGGATTACCGGGGAAATATACGGAGCTACGGTATAAGTATGCTTTCGGAAAGCCTGCTACGCCTACCGGTACAAATCCGGCAGGATGGTCCCTTTCTCCGGATCGGGAGGATATTACCTTCTCGTATTCGGGTAACTTTACAAAAGACGGTGATTACTATGTCTCTCCATCTCCTACATCTCATTCCTCGACATACAAGCAAAGAGTGTCGTTTACGACAAGAAGAGCTAATCAGATGATACATATAGAGATTGATGTATCATCTGAGCAGAACTACGGCAAAGGTATCGTAGAAGCCCTTGATACATCATATAGCAGTTCCAACGAACATGCCTGGGAGGGAAGTGGAGTAACCAATGCGGTGGTGGATATTGCAGTGCCTACAGCCGGCAGTCACTTTGTTGAAATTGTATACACGAAAGACAGCAGCACAAGTAGTAACGAGGACAGAGTCAAGTTTCGTATGCTCGATCCTACTACCTGTTGGTATTCCACTGCAGTGATTGATGGTAAAACAACTCCTTCCTGGAGCGAACCTGTCATATTCCCAACGGACTCCAAGACCGAGGAGCAGGTTTACCTGCTTGCAAAGTCTAAGCGTAATGTTATTGACCTTCCGGCATCCAACGAATATGTTAACGAATACATTGGTGATGCTCCTGAATACAGTAGCTCAAAATTCTATTCGGCAGGTAACATAGTAAAATACAATAATGTATACAAGGTAGCTATTCAGGCGCATTCGGGGATTGCTCCGACCAATGAAGCATACTGGGAAGATGTGCTCTGGTGGGTGGATAATCCTCGTGGAGCATCGGAAACTTATCCTTATGAGTATACTTGTGAACGTACTCTACAGGGTGGAAAGTGGGGAGAATATAAGAACTATCGTCTCTTTGGTCATTACGGGAAGGACGGTGAACCGGGTGCAGATGGCAAACCGGGAGAGGATGCAAATCTCCTTCCCTGGGTAGAAGATTGGAACAATAATAAAACAGAAATAGGTGGAGAATACCTTATTTCACCTAAGATATTTTCTGGAACCAAGGATAGCAGTGGGAAACTGACCGGAGTCGCGTTAGGAAGAGACTGTGTAACTGTTGATGGAGAAAAAAAGACAGGGATTTTTGCTCTTGATCAGGACGATCTTATGCTTGAACTCGACCCTTTGAATAAAAGGTATGTATTCCGGGGTACAAATATTATCGGTTCTCCTAATGGGCAGAGAGTGGTTATTAGTCCGGATAGCAAGGATATTAAAATATTTGATGATAATAACAAAAATGTTCTACGTATTGATGGGGCCAGCAAAGACTCATTAAATGATTTGTTTAGCCAAAATATTCCTACGATTAATGTCAAGAACATTCCGGCATCTGTTCCAAGTCAGGAAAGAGAATACATGGTGGATATTACTGACCCTATATATGTGACTGGGAATGTAGCACTTGATGGACGATTTTTCGGTGGTTATACTAGCTCATCCCCTAATACAATATTTGTTGAAATCATTCTTAAGGCTTATAGCGATAGTTCATTGCAAAATATCATATATGCAGATTATATATATTCAAAGGTTGTCTCATACAAAACAGAACACATCTTCAACGATGAAATGTTTACAGGATTCTTAGTAAGCGGATATAATGTATTGTCCTTAAGACTGGCCATGTCTGAACAATATCCTCATAGTTTTTCTATAAATAATATGTCTATCACTCCTGTGGTAAACGAATATTTATCCTCACTTTTTGCAAATGGAATATCATTAGGAACTTCTTCTAAGAATCTTTTTTCTGTCATGAACAGAAGGGTGAATGGTATCAACTCAATACAAGCAATTTTATCAGATGGTACATCAGGACTGAGATTGGATAGTAACGGCCTGCAATCGTCGAGAAATGGTCGCTGGGGAATGGTACCTTCTATAATTTGTTATGGAAGGGCGTATTCTACGCCTTCAAACGCTTATATAAGAAGATGTAAAAGTTATAATGGTGACATTCCGACTATAACTAGGATGTCGTCAACAATGGGATATTTAAGAATGAATATTCCTTCTTCATGGACTACTGACGGATTTAGCGAAAGTACTGTTCAAATCATGTTAACGGGATTTGGACAATCGAGAAATGGTTCTGCTTCGAATATGAGTGAATTTCTAATCAAAGCAACTGTGCTTTCTGTAACTTCTAGTGAAGTGTATATCGGATTATCAGATGATGATACGGGAAATGATGGAGAATTTTATTTTGAAATGAAATGGCTTTAAAAAGATATATATGCGAGCAAAAGGTACAATAATCAAGTTGGCAATCTCCATCGACCTTCCTTCTGGATTGACGATGGACGATATAGACTTCTCATGCCGCTTCTTTGTCTATTACTGTTCGAATGCGTCACAGATAATAAAGAAGTCTGAGATGATCCGCGTCAATGAGAATAGCTACACCTGCTACATAGACACAAAGATAATCGGATCGGGGGAAATCTGGCTGGAGACTACGGCTTACCTTCCTGACTCCGACTATGAAGGCGGAACAAGAGTAGAGGTAGATAAGATGAATACCGGTATAAAGACAGTGTAAAATGGGATGCATATCTGTACATATCGAGGCTGTCAAGGGCATTGGAAATGTCTCGGCCAAAGCGGATGAGATGAAGGTTTCCGCTTCGGCAACGGGCATGAAGGTGTCGATAGGGGTTGTCTGTGATGTTGGTAAACAGGCTTATTTAAAAGTTGACCCTGATTACATATGGCTGATGCCTTCGAACAACTTTGAGGATAATGTCGATGTGTTGTCCAATGTGGTATGGCATGCTGTGCAGGAAGAATGATATAGTTAATTGAATTGTTTTATTTAAATTTTGTATTATGGCAAAACCTAGTTGGTTAAAGTTAAATCCGTCTACCGGATCAGGTAACGGGACAATTGCAAATAGCGCAGACGCTCACACAGGGCGTACTGCCCGTACAGGAACAGTAACGGTGACCGGTGTCGGTGTATCCACTCCTTCGACCTATAAGGTAACTCAGTCACCGAAGTCTGAGTTTGCTTCCTTTGATAATGGTTCTGAGATGTCTGCTCCTAAAACAGCAGGAACAGTGACCGTCGAGGGTAAAACAAACTCTTCGAAATTGACGTTTGCGTGGGCGGGAAGCGTAACAGATGTAACGTTGCCTACAAAGTATAGCGCGAATGGAACTCAGACTAACAATGCGGCTACTATTACCGGTGACCCGGGGGCTACTGCGGAATTTCCTTTCTCTATCGAGTTGGAATTTCCTAAAAACGATACTATCGAAGAGGTCGTTAGAACCTTAAAGGTAACAGCGAATGGAGGACAGGCTGCTCAGATTGCTATCAAACAGGCTGCCGGTGATGCTACATTGTCTGTTTCTCCGACGGAAATTATTATTCCTCAGAGTGGATCTGCTGTATCCGTCAATGTTACGTCTAACACTTCTTGGACTGCCGCATAATGAGCATGCAGATTCCTTGGAAAGAAGGAAAAGGCAACATCGTTATCACTCCCGGTTCAAATGGAACCGCAAGCGTGTCAAGCGATGTTGCCAACGAAGGACTCGACAGGGAGCAGACTGTTGTGTTTAGGACAACTAATAGTGGAGTACAGGCATCTGTCTCCACTACCATCTCCCAAATAGGCAAGAGACAGGCATTTGCTGTTGCTGAAGGACGTTTCTTGTTGTCAGATGGAAGTACGTTTAATGTGATTAAAAAAGAGTTTGCATGAGTGATTATAATAGCGGATTTACAGGGGATAGAGTTGTAGAATTGCTGAACATGATTCCCGACTTGGCAAAGGCAGACTTGTCTAACGCTATGACTGTATCCTTGGGCATGAACGGATATGCTAAGTTTAATAATGGTTTATTGATTCAGTGGGGATACAAGTCAAGCTCAAGCAACGACACCTATGTGTATTTACCACTATCATTTTATAATACCAGTTATGTTCCTGTGATTACCTACTACGAACCGGGCAGCGGTATGAATGTTGTTTCTGGTTTTATAATATCGGTAGGTACAAACCTTTTTAGAATACGTAGTAGATATACCGTTGGGGATAGTAATGGTACTGGCGCGGGAACTAATCCTTTTTATTGGATAGCCGTTGGGCGTTGGAAATAAATAATATTATGGCAAAATATTGGAAACAAGGATTCTACGATGAGCCACAAGAAGGTTCAGTAGAGATAACGGAAGAATACTGGCAGGAGTTGCTGGACGGTCAGTCATCCGGAAAGGAAATAAGGGAGAACGAAAGCGGCTATCCCGTATTGGTTGATCATGAGTATACCCTTGATGAACTAAAAGAGATGAAGATAGCGGATATTAATGCTTATGACAAGTCAGACGCTGTGAATTCATTCACTCTCTCCGGAAAGAGAATGTGGCTTACCAAAGAGGACCGCGTAGGTCTTGTTAACTCAATCAATATTGAGAAGCAGGCCGGAAGACTGGATACCGTTTTATGGTTTGATGCGGTAAAGTATACGATACCTGTTTCAAGTGCTCTCCTTATGCTGAACTCATTAGAGTTATATGCTCTTGATTGCTATAATGTGACGCAGCAGCATATTGCTTTCGTTCGGGGATTGCAGACGGGAGAGGAAGTCGAGTCTTACAACTACAAGACCGGTTATCCGAATAAACTAGAGTTTTCATTATAAACAGATAAAACTATGATTTTGGCAATACTATCATTATTGGTTTTCGCATCTTATGTTGGTGTGATGATTTACAAGACAAAGGGTATCCCTTATTCTATTTCCGATACCTATTACATTCTGAGTAACAGGTATTGGTTCGGTATATGCATGATTCTCCCGTCTTTGTTGTTGCTTCCGGCCGCATTGGATGCAAGTACAGAAAACAGTCAGTTCCTGATCTTTCTTTCTGTAGTCGGAATGATTGTATTGGGAGTATCCCCGAATTTTAAAGGAGCACACAAGAAAGCTCATATAGCCGGCGCGGTGATGTCGCTTGTATTCTCCCAAATATGGGTAGGATGCAATTCGTGGTATTGGCTGCTGCTATGGGCTGCATTTCTGATCTACGCGATAACGTTTGTAGTCAAGAATTGGTCCGGAAACCTTATATGGGACCTGACGGCATGCAAATCGATGTTCTGGATTGAGTTAATTTCATTGCTAACCGTTTACTTGACTTGTTTGCTATGAAGGAAGCTATAGTACATACAACTACAGGCGGATTTGCGGCAATCGCTACCGCATTTGTTTCCGAGTCATTGCAGAATATGATTCCGTGGCTGATTGTATCATGCGCGGTAATCCTTTGTGATCTTCTCTTCGGTGTCAGAAAAAGTATGCTAATGGGTGAAAAAGTCAGATTCTCTCGTGCAATTCGCGCTACTATGGGAAAGATGGTTACTTATTTTGCTTTTGTCTGCATGGTCTGCATGATCACTGTGGCAAGTCATAGCGAATATCCTATCGATGTATATTCCTGCTTATTGGTATGCTTTATTGAAGGGTGTTCGATTGTCGGCAATATATTGAAACCAAAGGGGATCAATATAAATGTAATTGGAGCTTTGGGAGTCTTTGGAAAGAAGGTGTTCAAGGTTGATAAAGAAGATGTGAAGGAGATTATAGAAAAGGAGAAGTAAGTATGAATTTATACACTATTATTTATGTTCTTCCCTTTTTGCTTTTTATCATACTCTATGCATTTGCGGAGAATAAGCCCAAAAATGGCAAAAGGAGTGTAAAGAATCGCAGAAGCTTGAAGAAACGTAGTTAAAGCATGTTCATATCCTAGGATGTAATCTGAAGGAGATATAAGTAATTTAGACGATGTCACTAATATGGGAAGAATTAGTATAAAGGCTTCTAGTTTGTATCTTCTTTTTGATATAGAAGAACATAGACATAACCATATAAAAGAAAAGTAAATGGATAATATAGAAGAAGTTGCCGTAAATATGATTTGCAAATATACATCGAGAGATTTAAACTCTGGTATATATAAATACAAAATAGAAAAGCATAGTGGCAGTTGTATGCAAAATCCTGTAAATACATTCTTTTGTTCAGCGTTATAGCTTTTTATTAATTCTGAAATATCCATAGGTGTATCATTTTTTGCAAAAGTAATAAATTATAAAATAGAAAATGAATATGATAAATAAAATCAGCGCATTAGCCGGCAAGCTTCTATCCATGATAGGCATAGACGGCATAGCCCACATTATAGTATGCCAGAATTTGGTTATGTGGCTATCAAAATATATTCCGCTATGGTTAGCGGTCGCTATAACCGTTGCGATCTTTATTCTGAAGGAAATATACGACAAGTATTGTAAGAAAAGCGAGTTTTCCATCAAGGATATTATCTGTGATTGCGGAGGTTTGGCGTTGGGAGTATTAACATTAATTTTATAGGAGGAAAAGTATATGAAAAGAGAAGATATAGACTCAATCATCATTCACTGCTCGGCAACACTTGCCGGGCAAGACTTGCGAGCTAAGGATATTGACCGGATGCACCGGGCGCGTGGCTTTAATCAAATTGGCTATAACTTTGTAATTGATTTAGATGGTACCGTAGAAAACGGCCGGTCATTATCCATTGACGGAGCGCATTGTAACACAAAAGGTTTTTCCGGTATTAGTTATAATAAACACAGTATCGGTATCTGCTACATCGGTGGTCTGGACGCGAGTGGAAGACCGGCCGATACTCGTACTGTCGAGCAAAAAACAGCATTGCGCGAATTGATAGCGAAGCTCTGTAAAGAGTATGATATCATCGAGCTGCTCGGTCATCGGGATGCTTCACCTGATCTGGATGGATCGGGTGAGGTGGAACCGGCAGAATTTATCAAGGCGTGTCCTTGTTTTGATGTGCGGGCAGAGTATCCGAATTTTTTACGAAATACAGTGATAACAGCAAAAAAATAGGAGGAATAATCATGAAAGAAACAGCTATAACCTTTACGAAGGGTGCGAAGAACTATGTAAGCGATGCCGTTCAGGTAAATTCTGCGGAAGTAGGATTGCAGATTACATTTGAAAAAGGTGGTAAGCTTTGGGTGTATATAAGCTATGACGGAGAAAACTTCCCTGTTGTAGAGAGTAGAAATTACGATAAGAAATTCGCTCGTCCGGTCGTTGGTTGCATCCCCGGACAATATCTCAGAATCGAATGTGAAACGGAACCGGTAAAGGCTTCTATTTTTGAATCAGAAGAGTGATGAACGCAATAGGATTAAATCCAATTAAGCTTGATGCGATAGGGCTTGATCCTATTCGCATGAATGCGATACGCTTGGGAGTTCTGGGAGCTTCTTCGGACTCCGGTCGTCCCTACATCGACCCCGAACTACTCAGCCACGTTAAGATGGCTATATCCACCTGGGGCAAGACAAACGACGACCCTGACCGGGCTGTTTTGAAGGACTTGTCCGGCAACGGAAACGACATGCACCTGCTGAACTTCGGATTTGCGGAGGGCAGTGGGTATGGATTACCGGGAACCGACTTCGAAGGCTGGCTATGTACAGACGGAGTAGACGACATGATCGTCAGCGAAAAGACCGTTGACGAAATGATAGGAGATAGCAAGGAATGTACTGTCATTAGCATAATTAACTATATTTCCGATATAGGCTCTGATCATGTCAATGTATTGGGCAAAAGGTTTATCCGGAATAATTTGTTCGAAAGGAATGGCCTTAATGGCAAATATTATATTTGTGGATATACGTCCCCAAGTATTAACGAGATAGGAAATGTTACGGTTGTCAATGATATTTTAGGAGATAAGAATGATTTCACTGCTAGCTATCCTACAGCTGCTGGAGTTGCTGATTATTTTTCAGTTATCGGATATCTTGATACAAATAATGTTCCTCGAAAATGTGTTAAAATTGCCTACGCAGGAGGCTTCATCGCCAACAAAGTCCTGACTACAGACGAAATCAACCAGATTATAGCTTACTACAATTTAGACCGTCCTGGACAGATCATCAAGCCTCAGTTGTACTACAATGTCAAAAAGCAGGGTATCACTAACGAGAACCACGCAGAGTTTAACGATCAGTTGATCGACTTTTTAGGTGGTCACAACATCCAGTTGAACAACATTGGTTGGGAAGGAGAGAGTGGAATAATTGATGGTGCGTTATATCTCGACGGAATCAACGACTTCGGCAAGGTGACCGGTCTCCCTGTTTTGAAGGACTATACAGTTGTTGCCGATTATGAAAGAATTAGGATAAATATCGGCTCTAATGGTGATGCTGCTGTATTATCTAAAGCTGAATCACAGAACAATGGAGCTTTTATGTTTAATACTATATCCAATAATGGAGAAAAAATTTCTTATTCTTTCGGAGGTAGAAATATAATTAATACAGATGATACAATAAGAAGAGTTTTTTATCAGTCTAAGTATATAAATAATGGTCAATACATAAATATTATACCAACATTTGTAGATAGTGATAAATTATGGCTTGGTACATATAGAGACAACGATACTAGATTTGCTAAATTAGCATTATGGTCTCTCATGCTCTTCCCCTACAGCCTCTCCGAATTCCTCCTTGAACGCCAACTGAAGAAGTATAAGGCAGGAACGCTATATCCGGATATGATCGAGTTTAGACCGATTGTAAAGAGTAACATCCCTTACTCCTCGATCTCCTACTCAGTTAATCCGGGAGTGTATGTAACCGAAGGTAGCACGGTAACTATCACCATAACCTTGTCAAACGCTTCTGATAAGCTGATAGGCGTATCATCTAACGCCATCAGCGACATATCCATCTCTGGAGACAATGGAACCTACGAGATAACCGGAAAGGTCACCAAATCTCCTCAGAAGATCAGCATAGTTATCTCCAGCTACTTGACAATGTTAGGTAACGATACTTTAATTTCAAATGAAACATTAATTAAAAACGAATAATATGGAAAAGATATTTGACATAGCAAAAGACTCCGAAAAGTCGTGGGGAGTCATTGCGCAAGGGATAGATGGGAATTTTGATGAGTTGTCGCAAAATGTTGCTGAATGCAAAACGGATATATCAAACAAACAATCAACAAAATTTGATGATGCAAAAACGCCGCATTCCATTTTCAAAGCCAACATTTCGCCATCATCGTTTATTGGTGTAGATGTGACGGTTTCAAACGAACTTGTTGATGTATATGATGAAATATATAAATGCGATCGCACTTGTGTAAAGGTTAACCGCACAATATCATCTGGAAGGGCATGGATAACAACAAATACTAAATCACCTATAAATATTAATAATTGTCATGTGTCACTTTCGTTTGCGATAGGATTAGATACGCAAGACGATGAGCGTCCTATTGTTGCAATTGTTCTATTTAGCGGTGATTACAACGATGCGAACCACAGAGCAATTCTTCGTGTTTATTATGGCGCTATTGCTAATTATAGAAATGGATTTTTTCATATGAATTTGGCAATCAAACCATTGCTAAATCAATGGCATAGTGATATGGTTGGAAGCCAATTTGATGCGGAAAATGTTACAAGTGTTGGAATATGTACATTAAGCGGTTCGCAATCTGCAAACGTGTATTTGTCGAATCTTGAGTTCCGTGAGAATATAACAAAAGGAGGTTGTTTGATTGTTATAGATAACATGAATGAAAATGTACCTTTGATGGCTGATTACGCAAAGAGTAAAGGCATAGAATGCAGCCTTTCGATAATACCAGACTTTATTATTACGGGTAAAACTCATTCTTCTTTGGATGTTGTAAAAAGATTGAAAGATGACGGGCATTTTATTTTCAACCACACATTTTCGCACAACATTTCTGCAGACATGACATATGATGAGGTTATGCAAGATTACGAAAAAGCGGCAAGGTGGATGATACGCAACGGATTCAAAGATGGTTCGAGGATATTGAGTAATCCGTCAGCCGCCTATCCTACAACACGGTATTTGGCGCAAATGAACTCTTCGGCAAAAATGATCTACCACCATTGGGCGGGAGAGGGTCTTACGGATAAATATATGATAAGTTATCCAGAATATCCAATGACCCGACTGTTGAACATTACGGCACTTGATTCGCAAGTTAAAATAGACAATGTTCAGGAGGGTATTGGATATATGGTTGAGAGTGTAAGACAAGCGGTAGAATGTGGTGGTTTGGCTGTCTTGGGATTTCACGGCGAATCTTGGGATAACCGTTTGAAAGATGCAACATATCCAAACAATGGTGATGGATGGAAAGCATTGATTGACCAATTATCTCAAATTGAAAATGTCACATTCTACACGATTGAGGATATTTTGGAAGGATTATATTTATAAAAGCTCACTTAATTCCCTTCCGTATTAGGTATGTTATTCACATTTTATAAGAAGCAATTATGAAATACATTGTATTCCCTACAGAGAAACTGGACGAGATACCGCAAGAGATGCTCGACGAACTGCACCTGACCCCACGAAAGAGCGTTGACGGTACTCAGGTGATCATGAAGATAGTTCATTACGAAGCTCTTTTTCCGTCCATTATGACCTTGCCATTATTGGACGAAGAAGAAAAAACGGAAAATCCGATTTATCCTTATCCTACCTACGAAGGCGAAGAGCTGAATACTTTATTGTCCGGTCCGGAGTGGTCATCAAGTGAAAGTATCATATGAAATCTCTCCCTTGGATATTAGTCTGCCTGCTTGTATGCGTGGTCGTGTGGATGCGTTGTAATCCGCACGATCCTTCGACTGTCTATGTAAAGGGAGATACGATAAGAGTAAGGGACACTATAGTTGACATCGTGCTTATGCCGGTAAAGGAGACCTTAAAGCGTACCGATACGGTGTATTTACCGATAATAGTAGATACCACTACCGACAGAACCGTAGAAGGCGACTCGGTTCCGGTGATTATACCGATTACAATCAAGGAGTATAAGACTGATAATTACCGTGCAATAGTTAGCGGTTATAAGCCCAGCCTTGACTTTATGGAAGTCTACGGAGAAAAGGAAATCATCACTCTTAAACCGAAGCAAAAACGCTGGGGCCTTGGCCTGCAATTTGGATACGGCTATCCCGGTGGATTGTATGTCGGTGGTGGAGTAAGTTATAATTTATTTATGTGGTAATACCGGCACTATCTTCACAGACCGTTTCCGGTATGAAAAGTTTAAGTTGTATTTATATAACAATTTCCATTGGAAAAAGGTTTATTAAGAAAGGAGGACAAAATGAGACATTAATTGATTATTAAGCACTAAGTTATCCGGTAAAGTAGAAGGCCGGTTATCATAACAAATGTAACTCTTTTGGGGGATAGAGTAAAAAAAAGAACCCCCAACACTGAAAGTTGACGCCAATCGAACTTTTTAGCATACCAAAAGCATACATAGGTAGTGTCGGGGGTATAATATCCTTAACATTCCTATATATGCTTTTGTTTATTTGGTACTGAGTACGATTGGCAAAGGCAAAAGTACAACAAAAAATTAAATTACTATGTGTAAGTCAGAGATTTTTGCCGAGATTCTAAATATTGTTGGAAAAGAAACTGAAGTTTCTACTGAATTGATCCTTTCATCAAGTAAAGTTACTGAAGTTGTTGACGCCCGTTCTATTGTAGTATTCTTCCTCACTGAATACGGGCTATATCCTGAACAAATAGCGACTTTGCTTCACAAGACATCCGCTAGTATCCGTTATCTTATATCTACTTTTGAAAGCCGTAAACTGGCAAACAAAATGATTGCAATATATCTGCAAAATATTCGCAAATCGCTTGAAAATGAGCTCTGATTTATGCAGTCCCTATTATATACTTTTGTGATGCGGTTGATATTGACCGTAATAAAAAAGTATAAATCTCTATGGAAAGAACGTACGTTTTTAACCAGGACGGTGGAGCGGCTTCAGGAAACGGTCTGCTTGCTTCTATTCTTCCGTCTTTGCAAAACAGAGGAGTTGACACCGGTTACCTGATGGGGCTGCTTGGAGGCGGCAATGGCAACGGTGGCTTCTTTGGTAACAATGGTGGTTTTCAAGACATCATTGCGCTTATTGTGATTGCAGCTATTTTCGGAAATGGTAATTTCGGCTTTGGCGGCAATAATAATCAGGGAGCGAACGAAGGAAGGGAGATGATTATGCAGACACTTAACCGAAACGGTGTCGACATTGCATCACTGGCACAAGCCGTGAACACTTCTTCCGATCAAATCCTTGCCGGTATTAACTCCGTATCACAAGCAATCTGTGGGCTTGGTAATCAAATGGGTCAGAACACCAACAGCATCCTTACTGCAATCATGCAGGGCAACAACGCTCTGACATCTCAAATCTGTAGCTGTTGCTGCGACATGAAACAGCTTGTAACCACACAAGGATATGAGAGCCAGCTTGCGATGTGCAACCAGACTAATACATTAGTCAACACAGCCAACCAAAATACGCTTTCTTTGCGTGACAGTGCTACTGCCAACACTAATGCTATCCTTGCCAAGTTGGATGCAATCCAGAATCAGGCATTGCAGGATAAGATTGCATCTCTTACTGCGGAAAAGGCAACTCTTACTGCAGAAATCTCCCAACGCAATCAGAATGCAACAATTTTGAACGCAGTAGGTCAACAGATTGCTCCTCTTGCAGCCGGATTACAAGCATTGCAAAGCGATGTTGATGGAATCAAATGCAAGTTACCCAACACGGTTCCGGTTCAATACCCTAACATTGTTGGTGTAAACATGGATACTTACCGTGCGGCTGCTTTCGGTGCTTATGCCGGTGACGCAGCATACGGACGTGGCGGATGCGGTTGTAATAACTACTGGGGTTGATCCGGTAAGAAAGGAGGTAGCTATGTGGCCTAACTTTTTTACAGGATTTCCCTTTCTGTTTCCGACACTCGGAAGGAATAATAACAACACCCTTCCGACAGTAGGTGTAACGGTCGGCACGGAGAATGTGACATTAGAACTTCCCAATCATGCATTCCGCAACAGGGATTATGTCGGAGGGTTCTATGTCAATCTTCGTCAGGCGATCCCTGCTGGTACGACTGCAACACTTCCGATACTGATAGGGACTAACGGGGACACAAGACCGTTGATGGCTTATAACAACGAGCCTGTAACAGTCGCTAACCTAGCTGGTACAGGTATCTACGAAATCCATTATAACAAGTATACAAACGAATTGTATCTGGTAAATGGAGGATATAGACCGACTACTCCGGCGGCTCCAACTTCGGAAGCGGTAGCGGCAAAAAGTAAGTAAAACACGGGCTATCGTGTAATGCGGTAGCCCTATAAAATCAATCACTATGTTTCAATCGTTAAGAGCAAATAATCAGTTGTATATTCTTCATAAGGATGCGAATCCTTATATTGAAATAGGATCAGTAGTCAGTGTTTCGGCTCCGAAACCCAAGTACCCTATGCCTACTCCTATTGGTCAAATTCCCCAGACGGAAATGGTTGTGGATATTGTAATTAACATAAACGGACAAAACACAACCTTTCAGAATCTTCCGGCAGGAGGAGACATTGCGGATTTTGGACAGAACGGTAATATTGTATTATCCTGTTCCCGTGATGCAATGAACTCGGAGGTCACATCTATGAAACAGAAAAGCATTGATATTCTGAACAGCATAGATTTTCATCAAAGCGTAATTACCGGCTGCGACAAGATGCTAACCGTTCTTAACCCGGAATTTGCCGAAAAGCAAAGACAGGAGCAGGAAATAGCATCATTAAAAGGCCAAATGTCCGAAATGAGCAAGAATATGGCGGACCTTATGGAAATGAATAAACGGCTGATGGAACAACTTGGAACGAAGGAGACATCTAAAAACAGTAAATAATATGGGAATGTGGACAATTAGAGAAGAGCATGATGGATATGATCGTGACTTCGGAATGAGAGGAAGAAACGAGGTTGAAGAAGCCTATCGTGAAGGCTGCCGTCATGGTTATGAAAAGGCTATGAGTGAAATGCGTGGCGGTGGAATGGGATTCCGTGATAATGGACGTTATGACGGTGACGGCATGAACGAACGTCGTATGCCTGGCTATTTCCCTGAATCCCCTATGTACGGAGATATGGGAGAGCGCAGACGCAGACGCTCAAACGGTGAGTTCTATTAATCGTATGAGGGGAGAAATCCCCTCTTATTCTAAAAAGCAATTAATTATGGGACAAAGACTAGATACGTATGACAAGATGCCGCCGGCAATGAAAAATTATCTGTCATTATACGGTTGGCACTTCTCTAAGAAGATGTGTGAATGGGCTGTTTCTAAAATGGAGGTTGAGAACAAGACTACCAAGCAGGAGGAAAAGCTCGTTCCGATCAAAAAGGAAGAGGTGGAGGAGCTTCTGAAGAAATACGGAATTAAACTGGAGAAAGACGCCGGGTACGATTGCGTATATGTAGCCAATATGGCGAAAGCTGATTATTATAAGAGTTCCATCATGGATGAAGCCCATCTGGCGTTATTTGTGAAGGATTATATAGATGATCCAGACGGATATGACGGACTTCCTTTTACCCGTTTCTATGCAGATTGCATCGGAAGCGGCACACCTATAATATGGGATGATATGCTCTGA